ATGAGCCTTTCTATCGGTTCTATGTTCTAAATTAATGTAAAATGAGTTTTTAATGTCTGCTAAACATGTAATTGGCATTTATTATTTATAATATAAATAATAAATTTATTTTTATATTATAACTTGTAAATATTTATGATTTAATTTATTTTTTATTTTTAATTTCTTGAAACATTTTTTGTATTATTTGGTAATAATATAGTCTTTCTTTTTTTTTATTTTTTTGTTGTATCATAGTTGTATCTTTAAAATCTAAATAATTATTTTCATCTGTTAAACTAATCCCAACTCTAATAAATGATATTGCTGGGATAGTATTATCATCATAATACATTTATTTATATATTGTAAAAAAATATATATATATTTATTAATTAATTAATATTTTATATTATAATACATTTTATTATTTATTATTATTAATTATCATCAGTATCACTATCATCAATTTCTAAACTAGAAATAGACGCATTATCATTATTTAATAATCCAGTTGATTGTTGAACATTTTCCATAAGCTGGTCAATTCGTGCTCTTAATGAATCAGTACCCATATTTCGTTGATGTCCATCTGGTAAAGTTTCAAATAATTGCTTTATTCTATCTCCCTGTTGAATTTCTCTGGCAAACCAATTCCAATTTTTCATTGAATTTTCAAGTTGAGGTGTATTTTGTTCAGCTATAAAATAATCAGGATCAAGTTTCCAACATAACCAAATACCAAACATACTACTTAGTTTAAGATATTTTTTATAAGGTTTTACAATATGTGCGCTATCTAGAGCATTTTTAATGAGGGTAAAATATTCCTTAAACATAGATATTACTAATTCTTTCTTTTCAAGTGTCATATCTTGATATAGAGTGTGTCCAATACGATCAAATGAGGTTCTTATACATTCAGGGGAATTTGTAATAATTGCTACAACTGCGCCAACTACATCACCTAGTTGTGCTCTTGTTTTAGATTTTTCATTTAATCCAGTTAATTTTTTAAAATATTCACTTAGTTCATTATGAACTTTTAACTCCCTTAAAATAAATGATACAACTGGCGACTCACGCCTATTCCAAAACTTATCATTATCCGTTAATGATTTACCATTATTAAGCCTTTCAAAAATTTCTGCTACTTGTTCAGGTGTAGGTTCATCTATTATTTCTATATTAACCTTATAACATAGAAATATACATCTTTCATCTTCAGTTAATTCTAAATATGTCTTATTTTTCCATTTAAATTCTCCTAGCATAAATTTTTGAATAGTTGTTAATCTTTGTTGTCCATCTTGTATATACCAAACAATTTTACTATTTATATTATGTTGTGTTATTACTATTAATGGAAGAGGATAATTATCCATTATGGAATCAATAAGTGCTAACCATCTTGGTTCTGTCCAAACATAAAATCGTTGATGCTCTGGTATTTGTAACTTAGCAATTGAAGTGGTATTATTATTACGATTTGGCTCAAATTTACTACGAGTTTGCTCAGCATTAGTTCCTAAAATCTCGCTAATATTTCTAGTAATAGTGTCTCTGCTAATTCTTGTTTGCATTTTAAATAAATTTGTTGTTTTTGCTTACTTTTATAAATTTATGTGTTTTATTTTATAAAATAATTTTATAACTAAGTCATTTTTTCAATTTTTTTCTGGATCAACTGTTAAAAATAAAAATTGAAAACAAAATTTATTTTTAAAAGTTATTTAAAAATAAAATAAAATAAAATATAACTCAAGCAAAACAATAAACTATGTTCACTTACAATAAAGAGCAAATTACAATAGAAAGTATTAGTGCCTTTGATTTGGCATCCAAAGGACTAAACGATAAAAATAACAAAACAAGAGAAAATATAATTGGAGCTATTATTAATAATAAAGTACCTATAGAATATTATGAATTACCAAGATGGTCAGTTTTAAAAACTAATATATTTATATATATTTCTAATTTAGATGATAAACCTTATACCAAAATTGAATGTAAACATAAAGGCGGTAGAAAGTTTAACTTTGATTTTAATATTATATTATATTCTGATAATTCAGATCCTCGTTTTTATAATATAGAACTTAAATTTAATGCTTCATGTATTAATGAAGCACCACAATTTGTTAGTCCAATGAAACCTAGTCAGTATTTATCTTCATCATATGAAGATTACTATTATACAAATTATCTTCATCAGTTAGCAACATTATCTGGATTAACATTACCGACAAAAGAAGTATATATGGCACAAATTCATACAAATAAACCAAAATGTATTAAAGATTTTCAGGAAATTTATTATAAGGGTTGTGAAGCAAGTAGTAAATTTACAAATAATGAAGCCGATATTAAATTCTATGAATTAGCAAAAAAAATAAGCAGTGATAGCATAACAGAATTTATAAAAGAAACAGATATTAACTTTACTATGTTATCAGAGTATTTACAGGCTTCACAACAAGGTAAAATATATATGCTTTACTCAGATGGGCAATTTATAAAACAAACAGTCAATTTAGATGATTATATAATTACAAGTGTTATTAAAAATCCAAATAAATTTAGATATGAATGTACTAGTGCAAATGGAAAAAAAATTAATGTACTTTTACGTTGGAAGAATGGAAATGGAATAGCATTTCCTGCGTTTCAAATATCATAAATTGGCAATACATAATTTAATTCAGTAGTATTTATCGCATTATTTCCAAAATATACATCAATAAACTCATGTGTTCTTTTGTCATTTAAAGACAGTATAATTTTATTATATTTATTAATTAAATCAGATTTATTTATATTTTCTATTTCAGAGTTTTGATATTCAATACATATTAAATGATTTTCAACTAGATAATCTTTATCTGTATCTATTAAACAATAATTAAATTTATATTCACCTACACCATATCCTCTATTTATTACAATCATCGGTTTTGTGTTACCAGGTTTTTTAATATAATTTTTCTTTTCAGCATTTGAATATTTTTTTATTATAAGTGTATTATTATGTATATCAGAACTGTATATTAATCGTGTATTTGTATTATCATCTGTAAGTATATTCTTACATTGGTTCCAAACTACATTACCAACACTAACCTTAAATCCTAATTCAGATAATGTTTTAGATCCTTTATATAATTCATTAAAACGAAGTATACTAGATACATCAGCAAATACTGTATGACCACTAATATTTAAAATAAATTGTGAATTATCTATAGAAATACCAGGGCTACATTTTTTAACTATTATAATTATAGTTTCTTGCTGTGTTTCAATATATTTATCATTTTTACATTCAATAATATGTAATATTTGAAATAGACTATTTATATATGTTCTAGTTTTATCATAATATAAACAATTCAGAAAATTTTTGGGCAATACAAAACTAAGAATACCATTATTATTTAATAATTGGAGTGATTTTATTATAAATAATATAAATATATTTGGCCGCCCATCAAAGTATTTGTAATATTCTTTAGATACATCATCTTTTTTCATTACATAATATGGTGGATTTCCAATAATTAGATCATATTTATTTGAAGAATTATATTGTAAATAATCAGCATTAATAATATTTATATTTGTCTTATTAAAATGACTAGATATAGTGTCATAAATTGTCTTATTATATTCAATACCAGTAATATTAATGTCTGGATATATAGAATTTAATGCTGTTATATATTCTCCAGAACCACAAGATGGTTCTAAAACGGTTTTTATATTGTTCATATAAGAGTGTAATAATTGTATATTATTATGTACGCAAGATGGAGGTGTAAAATATATACCATTGTCTTTCTTTTCATCTTTTGATAATTTATTAGTTAATTCTCTTGATAATGTTGAATACATCATTGTTCTTTTTATTTATATAATATTTTGTATTTAATATTTTATAAATCAATTTTTATTTTTAAGAAAACTGCCGATTAGTACAAGCCACCTAATCTAATATTTGCTGATGCAGTAGCCTTTGGTTTGGCGCCAATTATTCTAGCATAAGCAGGTGAATATTTATTTACATTAGGAATATATTGATTAGCAGGTGCTTGTTTATTTTTTATAAAAAATTTCTGCTCATATAGTGAAGTATTAGGATTAGGAGGAGATCTAGGACTAGGACTAGGAGATGATGGCGGCATTACATGTTTTGTTGGATCTGTTGAATTATTATAGCTATATTCAATAATTTCTTCCGCCTTTGACTGACCATATTGTTTTATCATTTCTCGTTTTTTCTCAGCAGTAGGATAAAATGGAATATTTGTCCAATTATCTGTAGTAGTTAATGATTTGTTAGTATTAATTCTATCTGGATGTATAATTTTGCGTGGTGGTTCTCTCAAATCATATTCATAATAATTATCATGTTCAAATCTAACAGCTGTCATAAATGTGCTAATATTAATAATAAAAATCTTATCTGAATTCACAGTATGAATGTTATCTAACGGATTTTTAGACTCCTTATCAATAGTATACTCTAATTTATGTATTGTTCGTATGCCATCAATACCATTATCATTTGTTGCACGCCATGGATCTTTACGATTAATTAGTCGCGAAACGCCATCAAAAAATTGTAAAATATCTGGACTACCAATTGGATAAAATTGGTCTCTATCAATCTTAAATTCATATTTATTACATCTAGTTTGTAATACATTATCTTCCATACCCCATCCCCAAAAATTAGGAAAGCCATTTGTTTTCTCAAAATCCGCTCCAGTTATTGCGACTATTCCTCCTAACGCATATTGGAAACCATAAAAATGTTTTATAGTTCCATGTTTTGTCTTATAATCAAGAATATTAGTAAATGGTATAGTATCAATATCATTGAATACAAATGTAATATCTTTATAATCATTTGGATATTTTGCTTTTACAGCAAGGAACCCAATATTTTTAGTTCCACCTCGATTAAAAGATCTGGCATCACATTGATGTGAAAAATATATTTCATAATTTGGGTCATATTCATTCATAATTGAAGTCATATAGTTAGAAAAAAAATACTTATGCTGAATGCGATTACGGTAAGGAACTATAAATACAACAGATGGTATAGACGACATATATATAAAAAATGATTATATTTCTAAATATTAAACGTTGTATAAATTATTAAATAAAATATTTAAACAGATATACCATATTTTTTCAATATTACTTCTGGTATTAATTCACCAGTTTTTGCCTCAAGTTTTTTAAAACATTTATTAATAGTTACTTCAGATATTTCACTAATACTTTTTACTTCTTTTTTGCTAACATTTAGTTTACATAATTGTGATATAAAGTATACAACTCCGGCAGCAATAGAATGGGGTGTATTTTCAGGCATCAAATTTATTTTTTCTATTTTAATAGCAACAAAATGACATAGTTTTGTTAGTTCAGAGTTAATATTTAACCTACTGCAATATCGTTCAATAAATGCCTCTGGCTTAGTCTTACAAAATGCTGTCTTATCTGTATTTTCCATGTCTTTCTCTAAATTATTAATAATAGCTTGAGCATTTTTACAGCCTTGGGTTGCGCTTGTAACATCTAAATGAAATATAGTTGCTAATTCTTTTGCTGTTCTCGGGTAATTATTTATCCTACATGATATGTAGATAGAAGCCGCAATAAGTCCATCTTTATTATCACCCCTAAATGTTTGTTCATATTCGGATATTTTTTTATGATATCGTATTGCGTCATCTATAATAAGTTTTGGTATACCAGCATTTTGTGCCATAATTGTTATTCGCTGAAATTCTTCATATTGAGATTTTTCTTTATATGGCATAGACTGCCACTCGGTATATCGTCGTATTTTTCGCATTTCATAAGTAGATGGACCAAGACATAAAACTTTGCATCCAAATGATGATTCCTGTAAATAAGGATTAACTGGCATTCCACATCGTGTAGGGTCAGAGTTTTGATTGTCGTCAGCACCATAATATCTCCATTCGGCAGTTTGGTCTAAAATGTCCTTATAAATGATGCCACACTTATTATTTGTACAAGTTAGAAATCCCTCATCTGAAAATGCTAAAGAACTCTGACATTGTGTACAAGCTTCTCTATCATTTATTGTTCTATAAAGACATTCCAATGGATCTTTCTGCTTATCAGGATTTACAACTTCGGTTTCAAATATATTCCATAATTTAACTTTGTCAATATTATTATCCTTCTTTTTCTTACTTTTATCATTACCATTATCTATATTTATGATAATAGATTTATCACTAACAAGATTACACAAATTATCTTTTGTATTAATTGCTTTCATATTATTCATAATTAATAAGATATTTTACCAGTTTAAATTCAATTTTTATTTATAAATTAATTTTATAATAGTATTATAATAGTAATATAATATGGGTAATCAATTTTCTAGTAATTCAAATGAACCAATTGATATAGATGATATTTCAAAACCAAAAAGTTCTTATGAAATTATAGATTTTATAGCAACACATTTTATTTTAACAGCTGACTTTGTTAGTTTAACCAGATTAAATAGCAATAAAGAGTATTGTGATAATTTAGTTATACTAACATCTGACATTATTAATAGGTACTTTACTGATTTAGAGATTACATATTTAGCACAAAGAACTAAAAATGGAATAGTTATTGATGAAGAAAAAAAGGATAAAATAATATTTTTTGATAGAGACTATTTAAAAAAAATAGATATTCAAAATGCTGTTAAAAAGAAAAGAATGTGTCAAAGTATTGCTAAGTTTTATATTAAAATTGCACATGTATTTGCTACAATTGTTAGAACAATAAATCCAGTATATGTTTATAAAGATAATGAAGGAAATACTGTAAGAGCTAATTTATATGAAAAACATAATATACCTGAAGGCGTACCAAGAGAAATGTTTAAAATGAATATATGTGATATGCGAATAAGAGCACTCCAAGGTAATCATGATTATTCTAAATTAGGTGCCGGTGATCCAATAACAATAGGTCCTAATATATGTTCAATGAATATAGATGATAGTGGTAAATTAAAGACACTTATTGAAGAACCAGGTATTCCGGAATTGGAGCATTTATATTATGATGATGGATACAATTATGAAACTGGTAAATTTGAAAAAATGTCAGAAGATGCTGTAATACAATATAATAATGATCTAAAAACTTTTTATGAGGCATTTACTGGTAACAAACCCGATGAGACAATAAGAAAATTTAGTGATATACAATTACGGGACTTTGGAAAGTCTGAAGAATGTTCTGGGAATGTTCCTGAAATAAATGGCAATCTAAATGATGAGTTATTTGCTAAATATGCTGATAATTTAAGACATATGATTGATAATGCTAATAAAAACCAAGACAAATTAACAGATATTATTAATAATTTATTTACATATATAGAAGATCCTCAAACACACAAAAAAGTTGTGCGTATTAATCCTCAGTTAACTGAAACTGGATTACAAAAAGTTGTAGTTGAAACACGAGCATTAGTAGTTAATATGTATTTGACTTGTGAAAATGATTTTGAAGAAGGTGTCAAAATATATAAGGCAATTGCTGCACAACGTTTTATAAAGAGAACTGAAGGTGAAACTAAATCATTAACTCGTGATTTTCAACAGTTAAGTGATGCTAAACAAGAGAAGCCTGGTTATAAAAAATTTGAAAATAATTTTGATGATGAAGACACAGATGATGATGAAGATACAGATGATAATAATATAGATAATATAGATAATAAAGATACATATGATGAAGATACATATAATGCTAACTTAGACAAGTACAATCTTGATAAAAAAAATAATATTGCTGCTTAAAAGTATTTGTTCAAATAAAGATGTATTAAATTTTATATTATTACAAAAATAATATAAATTATTCTAAATGATTAGTATTTAATGCTTAAGCAGCGGCAATAGCCTTGGAAGCGGCAGCAGCGGCTTGGGCAGCAGCAGCCTTAGCTTGAGAGGCAGCCTTGCCAACAGCCTTGGCGGCAGCCTTAGCAGCACCCTTGGAAGCAGCCTTGGAAGCAGCCTTGGAAGCAGCCTTAGCTCTGGCAGCAGCCTTGGAAGCAGCCTTGGAAGCACCCTTAGCAGCACCCTTAGCAGCAGCGGCAGCCTTGGAGGCAGAGGCAGACTTGGCAGCCATCTTGGCCTTCATGGCTCTCATGGATTTTTGCATAGATCTCATTCTAGCACGAGTACTAGACATACGTTTAGCTGTCATTCTGGACATTTTATATACTACTTTGAGAAAAATATTTTTTACTAAATAAGTTTAAAAATATTTTACTAAATATATTGTTAATAATAACCCTTTAAATTGATTTTTACCAAATAGTATCTGTTGAATGCCAATACATTTTATCACCTTTTTGAATATTATAAATACTCCTAAATAATTCTAAACGAGATAATGGACAATTTACTCTGTATTTATCCATTGGATGTGGATTAACTTTTAATTGTGCCTTAATTGCCTTATCTGCTATTTTTTGACGCGCTTGAATTGCAATATAAACAAAAAAGGCCTCAAATGATAGTGCTTTTATAGGCACAATATCTTCATTCTTTTGCTGAAAATCTCTTAAATATTCTTCACAAATTGCTAAACCAGAAATATCTGCTAAATTCTCACCAGTACTTAAAGTAGCATCCATTTTAATTCCATCATATGCCGCAAAAGCTTCATATTGCTTAACTACATCTCGAACTTTTACTTCAAATTTACGTCTATCTTCTTTTGTCCACCAATTATGTAAATTACCCTTGTAGTCATATTTACTTCCAGTATCATCTAAACTATGTGACATTTCATGTCCTAAAGTATATCCTAAATGTGCTAAATTGTATTCTATACCACGTTCTTCTAAATCAATAAATGGCTTTTGTAAATATCCTAAAGGAATATAGATTGTGTTTTCAACAGGTGTATAATATGCGTTAACAATATAAGCCTGTGATCCAACTAATTTAAATTCTTCCCAATCAATAATAGGAATATCACCTTTATATGCAGTGCCATCAACAGATATATATTTCTTTGTTCGCCAATAAGCAATCTTTTTAATATTTTGATATGCGCCTCTGCTATCATAGTTTAAAATAGGATCTTCTCTTAATAAAATAGGATTGCCAACAATTAACTTGATATGCTCTAATTTTAATAAGGCATATTTCTTTGTTTGAGGTGATAACCAAGTATTTCTTTTAATAATTCTTTTAAAAACAGTTAATAAATCAGTTCCTAGATTTGTGGCATAATCAATATATTCTTGTCTCTTATTACGTCTAATATACTCATTTGTTAAAAATGTGTTAAAGCATAATGATAATCCAAAGACAGGATAAATTTCATCAGTAAATGGTGCTTGTTGACCTTTAACAAATTTACCATGAAATTCATAGTAAATCATTCTCCACTTACTATGGAAACGTGCTATCTGACGGAAAATAATATACATAAAGTAGGTTCGCCATTTTGGTGTTTTCCAAGTACCATCTTTTGTTAAAATTTCCATAATACATTTTAAATAACTAAGATTACTACATATAAATGTGTTTGGCACTTTTTTGTAGCCAATTTCAGTAGCTAATCTAGCCCAATCAAATCCATATTTTGTAAGCGCATCTTCTTTAGTTACCACATTATAATATTCCTTGCTTTCATTTTTAACTGATTCGCAACCCATAGTAATTAATAATTCATATTCAACATCCCATACATCAGATGCCTTAATTCCATGTCCTTTTCCAAGACAAGCATCAAATAATTCTTTTATAAATTCTAAATATCTAGATTTGAAAAGTTTCTTATAATGTTTTGTATTTTGATCAGCAGTTTCATCTTCAACATATATCATATAATCATAAATTGTTAATTGTGGAGCTGAAATATTACTCTTATACAAAGATGAATGTTTGGAATCTTTGGATACAGACCATACAATAGGACATCCCCAGGATACAACTTCATTTTGATTTATTTGTGCTAAGAGCCAATATAAATTATCGTCCGCAATAGCCTTGTCAATTTTATATTCTACAACATATTTTATTTGTCCTTCTGCTTCTTTATTATCTAAATGAACCATTGACTCATATAAATTTTTTATTGCTATTGCTTTGGCTGATTTATTATTTTTTATATAATCTTTTACAATTTCTATAAGTTCATAATATACTTTTTCTTGAGTAATTCTAAAACTATCTGCCTGTACATAATATTTATTTTCTTTTTCAAGCTCTTTTGTTTTTTCAGCAATCCATTGATAATTAATATATGTATAATAATCATTTTTTGCTGTATATTTTGTAGGAGTAAATGGAGTTTTAAATAATTTAACTAATGACTTTTCAATATTTGTATTTTCAGTTTTTAAACTATGCTTAAATTTTTTTTCAAATTCCTTTTCAAAACTTACTAAAACATTTGAATTATTTTTACATACAAGTTGAAGTTCTTGTTTGCTCATTTTACACTTCTGAGTTTTTGCCTTAGTTGATGTTTTATGTTTCTTTGTTGGCATATAATATCTATAAAATAAGTATATATTATTTATTTTATATTTATTTTATATTTATTTTAACTCTTATCACCTATTTTGTTTTCTAATTTATTTAGTAAGTCTTCACTATATACTAATTTACCTGAAGGTTTATAAGACCCAATAGGTGTATATTTTTTACTGTTCTTAATTTGTTCTAAATTATTATTTTTTGTAGTAGTTTCTTGTTCATCATCATCATCATCATCCTTTTCATCTTCAATCTTTTCACCATATTCATTAATATTAATACCCATTTTCTTTTTAATTTCGGTTCTTACATATGTTGGTACCCAGTGGTTCCATGAAATAAAAATTGTATTTGGATGAAAATAACGCACTTGAAATCCATTCTTTTGTAAAGTATCCATTACATATGCAATACAACCACCTTGATCATATCTAGGAACGCCAATAATAATTTCAGGAATTACATACCAACAACAACGTTCACTAGTATTCTGTTTAGCAGTTGTTTTAATTCTAATATGAATACGATTTAAAATTTTTTTAAATAACTCAAGTTTGTTGACATCTGTTTGACGCTTTTTTTCATAAAGCTCGTCAATATTAATTTTTTCTGAAAAATCAGCAAAATTTTCTAGATTAAATATATTTGCCATTTACAAAAAATAAAGAAAATAATTTGTATATTATATTGTATTAATTGTTAGTTATAATATAAAAATAAATGTATAATTAACAAATATAACTAACAAATGTCAATTAAACATCTTGTTTTGTCCGGTGGAGGACCAATAGGAATTTCATTTTTGGGTGCATTAGAATACTTGTCAAATGAAAAATATATAAATATTGATGAAATTGAGACTATTTATGCTACATCAATTGGAACAGTTATGTCTACTATATTATGTTTAAATTATGACTGGCCTACAATTAATAAATATATTATTGAAAGACCATGGCAACACATTTTTAAAATAAATGCTAAGCAAATTATGGATATATATTCTAACAAAGGTCTATATGATATTAGTGTTATTGAGAAGACATTTAAACCATTATTAGAAGCTAAAGATTTGTCATTGACTATAACATTAAAAGAATTTTGTACATATTGTAAAAAAGATTTACATTTTTTTGCGTTTGATTTAAATACATACAAAACTGTTGAGCTTTCTAATAAAGATTATCCTGACTTGCCATTATTAAAAGCAATATTTATTTCTTGCTCATTACCAGGAATAGTTATTCCTACAATTATGGACGATAAATGTTTAATTGATGGTGGACCATTAGCTAATTTTCCTCTAAATTATTGTTTACGTGATCATCAAGATAAAAATGAAATATTAGGTTTTAATTTTGTATATAAAAATGATGATGGAACTGAATGTTCAGGCAATAATATAATTAATGATGAATCTGATATGTTAGATTTTATATTAGCATTATCATTAAATTCTGTTAATTATATTACTACTAGTATTAAACATAATAAGATAAATAATATATTAGAATTCTGTTCAAATAAAACTTCATTAACTATTGATAATATGACTTATATAGTTGGAACTATAGAAGGACGTCAAACATTATTTGATAAGGGAAGAGAAGTTGCTAAACAGTTTCTTTTATCTAGATCCACGGCACAAAATAAAAGTATATATATTAATAAAAATGATGAAGATTATAATCAAAATAATCAAGATTATAATCAAAATAACAATCTAGATAATCAAAATAATTATGATTATAATATTTGAATTTATAATACTGTGTTCAAAAATTGTGTCATTGTTGCTTCTGTTGGTTTAGCATCATATTCAATAATTTGACCATCTTTAACTAGCTTTATAGTGGGATAGCCTTCAATCTTGTATTGATCTAATAAATTATCAATCTCAGTTGACTCCTTAGTACAGTTATATTCAGCAAAATTTACTTTATACCCATTAATAGTTTTACCATCATATTTATCCTTCATTTTATTCCACTCGGGCTTTGCTGTTTTACAATGAGGGCACCAATCAACATAAAATAACATCATTGTACAAGATTTTTCTGGCTTATCTTCTTCTAATGGTATATTTTCTCTATTAGCATGAAATGCTTCAACATTTTTATTAGCATAAAAAATAAAATAAATTAATCCAGCAATAAATAAAACTCCTAGTCCAATCATTATAATATGTTTAGTTTCAAGTGGTTTTCCACCTAATATTCCATTAAAGTTATTTTTAGGAAATATATTTGTAATTTTACCAACTAAATCAGTCATTATATATATAAATAAGAAGAAATTAGAATATCTTTTAAACGAATATAAAGTTTAAATGATATATAGTATAACTAACAAAACTAGAATGATTATGAGAGATGTTAATGGAAATTTACATATAATAAATCGCAATAATTGCAAAAATGATAATGTGTATTATCAAAAAATATATAATATTAGAAAGGGATATTTAAGTAAATTTAAATCGCTTGTAGTTCTAACAAGCTAAACCTTGTTTTCCTTAATTTATTATATTTTCTTTTATATATATTTTTCTAATGGTTTAACTGATATTTTATTTATTTTTATTTTTCTATATATACAATAAGACACTAATATAAATGACAAAAACGCGTAAGAATAAAATAGGTAATAATAAAACTAGGAAGAAACGAGTTTTTGGAAAAAAAGATTTTTATTCAGGAGACGGTATGGTAACCAAAATTTGGGGTCCTGTTGCTTGGACATTACTACATACAATATCATTTAATTATCCTGTGAACCCTACTTTAGAACAAAAACATCAATATAGAGATTTTATTTTGTCACTCCAAAATGTATTACCATGTGGGACTTGTCGCAAAAATCTAGTTACTAATTTTAAACAATTACCTTTAACAATGGAAGATATGGAATCTCGTGATACATTTTCACGTTATATTTATAATTTACACGAACTTGTAAATAGAATGCTTAAGAAGAAATCTGGCCTAACATATTGTGATGTAAGAGAACGTTACGAACATTTTAGGTCTAGATGCACACATGAGAAACCTAAGTTATATCCAAATTTTGTAAAAAATATAGAATTTAATAAGGATATAAAACCAAATGGTATAAAACAAAATGATATAAAGCCTAACTCAGAAAAAGGATGTACTGAGCCGCTTTATGGTAAGAAATCTAAATGTATTATTAAAATTGTTCCACAGGAGCAAAAAGGACAATCAATGCAAATAGATAAGAAATGCGTAAAAACACGACGTCTTTCTAAAAAAATATAACAAAATTATAAAAAAGTTATAAATAATATACAAACAAAATATGTTATATTATTTATATTTTACATACCAAATCCACTAAAATCAGTTAGTACAGGAACTGGCATATAATCAGGATTAAATGCGTTATAGTTAGGCACTTTCTTACAGTCAAAGGCAGGTTCAGGGCAACGAGCACAAGGAGGGCAAGCAGGGCATTTACTAACATCAAAATTATCAGGCATATTTATAATAGGATCAGGGCATTTAGGACACACAGGAGGCACAACTTCTGACTTCAAAATATATAAGTCCTCTTGTCCAGCAGGAATTTGACTGGCAGGGATACCGGCAGGAAGTGAATTATAATAGGCAGATGTGTCGGTTGTATTGCTAGATGTATTTGTTACTTGGGCATTATAAGAACTATTGCTAGTACTACTAGTTGGCTGATTAATTGTAGGATCCTGACTAGTAGAAATATATGTATTGTAAGGTGTGTATATTACTGTTGTACCATTAGGACCTGTAACTTTAACAATTTGATTTCCATTACTATCTGTTGCAATTACTGCAACACCTCCATTAGGACCAGTATATCTTTTAATTGATGAAGATGATGATGAAGTATCAATATAATAAATTTTAGTTGTGCCATTTGCACTAGTAATAATTATTTTACCTTTTCCGTCAACATTAATAACACGAGCAGTAGACCCATTAGGACCATAATAAATAGTAGGATAAGATATTTTATTATAGTGATCATAATTATCATAGTTTGTAGTTCCGGTTGGTGATGAAGCTGATGAATCTGATGAATCTGATGAATCTGAATTATCCATAGTCAATGTTGTTGTTCCTTGACTTGTTGTAATTGTTAATTGTCCACTAGAACTGAATGTTGCTGTTGATCCATTTGGACCAGTATATGTTTCACTTGATCCAGTTTTTGTTAGTGTAACAGTATTACCATCACTTGTAAAAAGAATACTATTATCAGTAACAACTGCTTTTACACCATTTGGACCACTATATATGCCATTTATATTTGTAAATCCTTCTCTTGTTAAATAATTACTAGTTCCTAAAAATGAGCATAAAACTAATGCTAATAATAGAATAATAAAAAGTATTAATAATTCTCCGTTCATTGTATAATTTATATTGTGAAAAAAGTTAGGCCAAAACATTTAATAATTTAATTATAAAATTGAATTATTAATTTAATATATAATTTATTTTATATTTATTATATTATAAAAAATGTCTGACTGGATTTGTGCTACTATTATTGATGATGATGAAGAAATATTAGAAAATAATACAAATAATAATAATACAAATAATGATACAATAGAAATTGAAGTAGTTAAAAAAAAGAGAAAATATACTAGAAAAACTACTAAAACAGAAACAAATAATACAGATAATAATATAACTAGTATAACTGAAATGAACATAAATGAAATGAAAGAACCTATAGTTATTGAATGTCTCTTAAAAAAATTTTATAATACAGATATTAATATTGTTGAAGTTGGTTGCGATGAAGCAGGTCGAGGACCAATGTTTGGACGCGTTTATAGTGGTGCTGTTGTTTTACCTAAAGATGATAGTTTTAATCATTTTAAAATGAAAGATAGTAAAAAATTCACATCAAAAAATCCTAAAAAAATTCAAGAAGTTGCTGAATATATTAAACAACATGCTATAGCATGGGCGGTTGAATATGAAGATGAACGTGTTATTGATGATATAAATATATTACAAGCAACGCAGTCCGCAATGCATAAGGCAATTCGTTCTGTATTACGACAATTAAAAGGGCTAGATACTAACAACTTATTTCTATTAATTGATGGTAACTATTTTAAACCATTAACAATATGTAATAAGAATAGTAGTCGTATTGAAAATGCTAAATTTATAACTGTTGAAGGTGGTGATAATAAATATACAGCTATTGCGGCGGCATCTATTTTGGCAAAGGTTGAGCGTGATAAATATATTGAAGAATTATGTTTAGAAAATCCTGAGCTTATAGAGCGTTATGGCATTGATTCTAATAAAGGTTATGGATCTAAGAAGCATATGGATGGTATAAAACAATATGGTATTACAAAATGGCATAGAAGATCATTTGGAATATGTAAGATGTTTTCTTAAATATTTTATTATTATTTATTATATATAAAATTGATTATATAATATATATTTTTTATCTAATTATATTAATACATATTTATAAATGACAAAAATACTTGTATTTGATACTGAAACTAGTGGATTACCACAGAAAACACATAATTCATTCAATAAGCAGAAAGAACATGAAAAGAAGATGCTAAGTATTAGTGAATTTAAAAAAAAAGATAATATATGGTTAAAAGAGATTGAAAAATATCCAAGTATTATTCAATTGGCCTATATTTTATATGATACTGATAATCCAAATGATACTAAAATATATAACAAATATATTAATATTCCTGAAACAGTAGAAATTTCAGAAGATAGTCAAAAAATTCACGGATTAAGTAGAGAAAAAATTAATTTATTAGATCCTTTTAGCAAGGCATATATTCAAGATTCATTAAAAGAGTTTATGGTTGATTTTAAAGAGGCAGATATAGTTGTTGGACATAATGTGGATTTTGATAGACGAATGATTATAGCAGAATTTATAAGACTATCTAAAGACTTAAATATGCCTCATATCAGAGAAATAATGAAAGATGAGAATTTTGAATGTACACAAGAAATTACTACTCCTATATGTAATCTAAAAACAAAATTTGAGTATATTGATCCTGAAACTGGAATACCCAAATATATTTATAGAATAAAAACAACTAAATTAATTGAAGCATATGAACACTATTTTGGATATAAACCTGATAGTCAATATATGCATGATGCGATTATAGATGTAGCAGTATGTCTTCGAATATATGGTATGTCATTTCCAGGAGGAGATGCATTTGATGTATGTTCAACAAATGATAAAATAAAAGAATTAATTTTAAAAGTATCGCCAAATAATCAAGACACATGTGAATTAACACAACAATATTTGGAACAACATGAGAACCAAGGATATTTAATGCCTGGTATGGTCCCAATACATAATGCTCATTCATCATCATTACATCATTCTGCTTCTAAAAAACATAAATCTAAATCATTTTTTGGATTATTTTAATGTAAATATTTTAAGCAGAACACATTTCACATATTTCTTCCTTATCTTTATCTCGACCTTCTGTATTTTTTAATTCTGGTTCAATTGTAAATTGTTGTGCTTGGTGTTTAGCCTTTCGTCTTAAATAATAAATTCCTGTTTTTAATCCTTTTTCCCATGCATAAAAATGCATAGATGTCAACTTATTATATACAGGTTCCTCCATCCATAAATTCATACTTTGGCTCTGGCAAATAAACGCACCTCTATCTGCTGCCATATCAATAATATGCTTCATCGGTATTTCCCATACTATCTTATACTTATTTCTTATATGTTCTGGCAACATAGTTAACTGCTGAACTGAACCCTTATTTGCAATAATATTATTTTTAATTTGTTCATTCCATAGACCTAATTGTATTAACTCTTTCATTAAATATTTATTTGGAAGAACAAACTCACCTGCTAATGTTCTTCTTGAATATAAATTGCTAGTAAAAGGCTCAAAACATTCGTTAAATCCTAAAATTTGTGATGTTGATGCTGTTGGCATAGGGGCAACTAATAATGAATTACGTAGACCATGTTTAATAATAGATTGTTTTAATGTAGACCAGTCGTATCTATCAGAAGGTTCTTTTGACCACATATCAAATTGAAGAATACCTTGAGATGCTGGTGATCCTTCAAATGAACTATAAGCACCACAAAGAGATAACGAACCTTCAAAACGATTATTATATTTTGAATAGATATATCTTGTGTCATACTCATTATATAAATTATTTGGTAAATTTGATGATAATAAAAAACTTTCTCTTATTGTGTTCTCTCGTTGTATCGCAATTTCATTACTTTGTTCTAGTGAAGCATGATAAATTGTCTCAAATATTAATTTATTTACTTCCTTTGCTTTTTCTGAGTGAAATGGAATATCCATGAGAATAAATGTATCCGCTAAACCTTGAACACCTATTCCAATTGGTCTATGACGTAAATTACTGCGTTTTGTTTTTTCAGTTGGGTAAAAATTAATATCAATTACACGATTTAAATTATTTGTTACTACCTTTGTAACTTCATGTAGCTTATCATAATTAAATTCTTTAGAATTTGTATCAACAAACATTGGTAGACCAATTGACGCAAGATTACAAACAGCGGTTTCTTTATCATCTGAATATTCTAAAATTTCAGTGCATAAATTTGAACTCTTAATGGTGCCAAGATTTTTCTGATTTGATTTTATATTAGCAGAATCTTTATATAATAAATATGGTGTTCCAGTTTCCATTTGAGCATCTAAAATTTTAAACCATAAATCTCGTGCTGACATTGTCTTACGAAGACGACTTTCACATTCATATTTTTTATATAATTCTTTAAATTCGTTTCCATAGACATCACTTAATCCAGGACATTCATGAGGACAAAATAAAGACCATTTACCATTTTCCTTAACACGCTCCATAAAGAGATCTGGTATCCATAAGGCATAAAAGAGGTCTCGGGCTTTCATTTCTTCATCACCATGGTTCTTTTTAAGTTCTAAGAAATCTTCTATATCAGCGTGCCAAGGTTCTAAATAAATAGCAAAAGAACCATTACGCTTTCCGCCTCCTTGGTCAACATAGCGTGCAGTATTATTAAATACACGAAGCATTGGAACTAGTCCATTTGATGTACCATTTGTTCCTTGAATATGAGTTCCTTTTGATCTTATATTATGAATATGTAATCCTATTCCACCGGCCCATTTTGAAATCATTGCACAATCATGTAATGTATTATATATTCCATCTAAACTATCATTTTCCATTCCAATTAAATAACAACTAGATAATTGGGGTCTTGGTGTTCCAGCATTAAAAAGTGTTGGTGTTGCATGTGTAAAATACTTTAAAGACATTAAATCATATGTTTCTTTAATAAGTTTCAAACTATTAGGATTTTGTTTATCACCATGAATACCAATAGCTACACGCATCCACATATGTTGGGGTCTTTCAACAATTTTATTATCAACTGTAAATAAATATGCTCTCTCAAGAGTTTTAAAACCAAAATAATCAATTAAGTAGTCGCGACTATAATCAATCATTTCATCAATTTCACTTTGATTAGCATCATAAAACTCAAATAATTCTTTTGAAATTAATGGACTAATAATACCTTTAGAATTTTTAAAATTATATAATCTATTTATAACCATATTATAGTATGGATCAGTATTCTTTTGGTGATTTGAAACAATAATACGACCAGCAAGTGTTCCATAATCAGGATTTAATGTTGACATTGATGCACATTGTTCAGCTAATAATTCATCTATTTTTGTTGTAGAAATAGTATCAAATAATTGATCAATAATCTTAATTACTAGTTGTTGATAATTAATTTGTATTCCTACTTCTTGACCTAATTTCTTTACTCTAGACAAAATCTTATCAAAAGCTACTTCTTCTAATTCCCCATTTCTCTTAGTTACGCGCATATTTTCAGTTTCAGTATGTAAATGATTTTTATCCATTGTAAAGTTTCTATTTATACTTATAAAATAGAAACATTATTTTAAGCCTTTTTATATATTTTATATAAAATAAAATATTAATTTATTATTATATATAAATGACAAAAATGAACATATATTTATTTCTATTTGCAATACTTGCCTTAGGATTGTTTTTTGCGCCAATACTTAAGATAGAAGGGTTCTCAACTAACAAACAAGATTTAGAAACACCCGGAATATTTCCTGTTTCCGTTGATAAGCCATTATTAGACAGTTTTCCCCTAATTGGAAAAGGAGAAGTATCTAATAAAGACTATAGTGAAATTTGGTTTAATTATCCAGAATTTTCAAAGAGTTCATATGAACAAATAACAAATAATTTGCGTTATGTAAATAATCCTGATGAAGGTACTTGTATTAGAGCTGATATGTGTAATGCTCTTTACAAAAAAATAAAAAATAAATCTAATATTATAAAACCATTACCTCCAGCTGAAGAGGGACCGGGTGCTCGTGTTGGTTATTATCGTTCTGAACCAAATTTATTAGCTTATTCTATTCCTGATAATGAAAATATATTATACTAATTTTCAGTTATATCAATACTATCTAGCTTTATAATATTATTAAATTTAAGTAAACATTTTGATTTTGATTGTGATTGTGAATGATCTTGTTGTAAATTAGCTAATAAATCAAACGCATTACTCTTTGTTTTACGATTTGGTGCTCTATGCTCAAATCCTGAAACACGTTCTTTAAGGACTGTATTCCATAATTCTTCCATTTCTTTAATATTATCTTCAAACCACTGTCTATTTCGACACACTAATACACAACTCATTTGGTCTAATTTCCAATAAATAAACTTTATATATGTGTAATTATATTTTTCTGACTGGTATAAATCAAGCATAGTTTCTTCCCATTTTAGTATATGGCTTGGCTCTATAATATCTAGAGGTTTATATACATAGTATGGTTTGCCTTCTTTAGTATGAAAATATAATATAATACCTTTATGTTTTAAATCCTTTGACAAACATACATTTACAAATTCATTACCATTGTAATCTTTATGAATTTGATTATCATTTATATCTTCATTAAACGCATTTTGATCAGCATATTCTGTAAATCGTGTTTCTAAAAAATCGCACTCTTCTAAATCGCATACCTTCATTTGTAACTGCATTTGTATCCAATACTCCTTCTTAGGAATACCATCAATTTCTCTATTTACAATATTTTTTATTTCTAACATGCGCCCATAACGAGGCGATTTTATATCTGTATTAATTCCATCTGGAGAAGCACCTAAGAACGCATATTCTTCGTCTTGTATACAACCAAAGTCTTCTACTCCAGTCTCATATATGTGCTCATATATTCTCACTGAAAGTGGCTCATATTTTTGCCCCCAATGTAATGATGAATTTACATTTACCATTTTTACTTCTTCAACCAAATCACTATCCATATTTGTTAAAGATTGGGCATTTGTTAGCGGCTGGCATTTTTCATAGATTAATTGATTTTTAGTTGCCTGACTTTCAAATGCTTTATAAGCATTGCTTGCTGTAATTAAGTTATGACGAAACTGATACCATTCATGCGTTCGTTGTGCTGGCTGAGGTTTGCTTCTTAAATTCTTAATTTGTTCTCCAATATAGTCATAGTCAGGTTCAAATAAAATACGTGCGTCATCATATGATCTTAGTGGTATAAAATCTTCAAAGAAATCTTTAGTAGCTTCTTCAATAATTTCATCTAATTCTAATTCGGCATCATCATTAAAGAAAATATCGCCCTCAAATTGAGCATACATAAGCTCTTCAATATTATCATCAAAAATATCCTCAAAATCTGGCTCTGTAATTATCTTTGGATTTTTTTTTATAAATTCCTCCATTAAGTATAAACAAGTATCATATAATTCAATTGCTTCACTATCACTAAAATATGGTGTATCATCTGTTTTTATTTGGTCAATAATATTTTCTAGTTCTTCTAAGGCAAAATTTAGTATTTTAGTTGTCATTATAGTTTATTAATAATATAGTGTGTTGTTTTTATACAATTATTTATTAATTATTTATTACTAATATTATATGAATAATACATATTCATATAATTCAATTTTTACATTTAGTCTGAGTCTGTATCAGACCCATCTTTTGTAACAATATTCTTAGCAGTACCATTTTTCTTTGGTGCTAAACTTCTTACAGTTGATACACGCTTATCAATATTTTTTAGTGTAAAATGAATTGTTGGTTTATTAAAATGTAGTGCCGGAACTTCTTTGATTTCACCAGTATCTTTATCATATATAACATCTTTTACCCGTTGTAATTTCTTCTTATCTAAGCAATCTTTGAAAAATGATACAAGCTTACTGTATTCTGGTTCTGTTAATCCTTGTTCTGTTTTATATTTTTCAGCAAAAAATAATAATTTTTTTGTTTTAGCCGTTTTATCTAATTTAGACCAGGGTTCATTTGCATTACAGTTTTTCTCATTTTCTAGGAACTTATCAAGGGCTGATAAATTTGTAGCAGTTTTTGGCTCATTCCAGATTGTTCCACTATTAATCATTGACTTATATTTAATTGTTTTTAATTCATTACATGTTTCATTTGTATTATTTATTTTAGTTGATACATTTATATCCATTATTAGTTTATATAATAATATAACGTGTTAAGTTTAACTCCTTTTAAAACATTATATTTATATTTATTGTTTATATTGTTTATTTAATTAATAAACAATGTGTGCGAAACTCTATAAACTTTTTTGTATTATTTCATACTATGGATACTAATACAGATAATACTATAAAAAAAATATTACTAGATATACCACTAAATATAGTTTCTGAAATAAATAATATTAACTCAAAATCTAATTTGGATGAAAATGAAAATGAAGAAAATACATCTAAAAAAATGTTTATACTAACAAATCCAAATGCAGATATTAAAAATATAAAAAAAAAGGAAAAGGAGAAGAAACTGCGTGTAGAGACAAATACATGGGGACTAATTACTGATGATTTGCTATTTGAAAAACAATTATTACTTTTACAAGAAATTAATACACTTATAAAATCTGAGACAACTAACAAAAAATTATTTACAAAACAGCAACAAATGATTATTAGTCATATTAAAAGTAAAATATCTAGTTATAAACAACAGGATATTATAAAAAAGAAGCTTAATAATACATGTTTTGTTAGTTTTGATGATGTTATAGAACTATTAATTGACGCAAATATGAAATGTTATTATTGTGCTTGTGAAACATATTTGCTTTATGAAATTGTTAGAGAAATAAAACAATGGTCATTAGATAGAATTAACAATGAAATTGGTCATAATAAACATAATTTGGTAATTTGCTGTTTAGAATGTAATTTAAAAAGGCGACGAACTAACAAAGATGCATTTTTCTTTACTAAGAACCTTAAAATAACAAAAGAAGGTTGTTCTGAAAATGATTTAGTTTAATAATTCATTATTTTAAGTATCATAAGTATATAATGAATTATTGGAAATGGAGTAATGGTGAGAAATATTATCAAAGTGCGCGAAAAAATCCTGAAAAAAATGTTCAATCTATTAATCTTAATTATGATACTAAAGTAAATGCGATTGAACAGTCTTTAGCAGAAGATATGCCATCTAATTTTGATGACTTTGGATATAATGGATATAATGGGTATAATGATAATGATAATAGTGGATTTTCCAGTTTTGAATCAAGAACTGAAACTAGACGTGAAACTCTTGATAATAAAATGTCTGATCGTGAATTAATTAGTCAACGCGGAACTAATCCATATTCAATGCAAACTAGTTATGTAAATGATGTTGTTACTCGTGATATGTTTTTGAAACCAATTAATACAACACAAGGTCGTACAAAAAATCAAAATCAAGAGCAAAATCAAGGCCAAAATCAAAGCCAAGAACAATATGATTCACAATAATAAATAGTTTAAATTAGTTATTTAAATACTTCTCATACACATAGTATGGAGCAATCTGTTAGCTAAATAAGCCAAAAATGAGTTGAGCAATAAGAAGACTGTATTCATAAGGAATTTGATATCAATCTTACTCATATGTGTAACCATATAGGTAACAACTGAGATAACGCTCAAGACAAATGTAATGCCAAAGAAAATTGACAAAGCATAAAAGTAGACGCAATATTCTTCGCCTAAAGGACCAAAATAGGTGTTCATAAAACTATCCATATTAATATATTAATCCTAGATTTTATTATTTTATTTATTGCTAAAATATGTAAAATATAAAAAACTACTTAAATATATTTTTCAAAACTTAATTAATGACTACAAATAGTTCTTATACAACGCAAAATGATTTATTGCTTAAAAATCTTTTAGTATTTTACAATATTGAAGAAAATAATAATCTTGATAATATGCTTCGAATTATTACAGGTGAATCTAAAATATCACTTCGAATTGTTGACTGGTTTGCTACTAATTATGCTAAGAAATTTTATACATTATATACTATTGAGCAATCCGCAGAAAATATTGCCCGCCGATTTAAAGTATATGATGACTATAAGTTAAAACTAAAAGCATATAGTAAGCGCCGGTTTGACCCATTTTGTCGCTGGGATCGTATCAGTATTCCTTACAAAAATGGGACATCAATTGAGACTACAATTGGGCAGCTAAATTTTTTTAAGTGGGCAATAGAAAATAAGGTTGTTGATTATATTAATGAAAATTATGAAACAATAGAAAAAGACATGAATAGTCGTAACAGTACATCAAAACGTAAGGAGACTGTCATTGATAATTCTAAGACAAGAAAAAAGCGCGAAGAGTTGTCTATTTCAGCAACAAAGAGTATTAAAAAGGAAAAGGTTGAGATTGTTGTTCATTTTAACTAATATATAGTATAATAGTCACAACAGTCTTTGTAAATTTTTTTAATATTAACTTGAGGATATTCCATTTGTATTTTATATAAAATACGATTTCGTATTATGTATGGTATGAAATTCATTATATCACGTTTATTGCGAAACAATTTCTGATGCATTTTTGACCATTTTTGATATCCATCAAATTTTTGACATGTATCTTCAGTCTTATTTTTTATTGGCACACAAACAACTGAAAAGTATTCATGTGGTTTGCCATTACGCTCATCATCTAAAAGTTTATTTATAATATTATTATATTTTTCTTCTACAATTGATTTAATATACATTTTTCTCAGATTATTTGTTGATATTTTATAATTATTATCATCACTGTAATCATCATAGTCATCATTTGTAATAGTATATTTTTCACCATTATAATAGCTATCTAGCATAACAATAATTTTAAGAGCTATTAGAATAAATATAAAGAGAAGGTACATATTCATTTTATATTTTTTTGTATTGTTGTCTTTTATTTACCTTTATTTTTGTAAATAAAAATAATCTATATTATAAATTCAATTTTTTAAATATCATATTAAAAATAATCAGTTATAGATTATTAAACATAAATAATCTATAAATGGGAAATACACAATCTATGCGACAAATTAATTTTGAAGATATGCAAACAGTTACAAAAAATCCTGAAACTTATTTACTTATTAATACACTTCCATTAAGTGAACAACAATGCCTAATACGTGGCACTGTTAGTTGTGAACAAGAAGAAACTGCTATTAATAAATATATTAGAGAAAATAAAGGTCTCAAAATTATCATATATGGAAAAAATTGTAATGATAATAGTATACATAAAAAATATCAACAATTGATTACTCTTGGGTTTTATAATGTGTATGCTTATAAGGGTGGCATGTTTGAATGGTTAATGCTTCAGGATATCTATGGAATAGAAATGTTTCCTAGTACAAAACTAGAAAAAGATTTACTTAAATTTAAACCAGCTTCAATATTAAATATATCACTATTAGAGAATTAAATATCAGGAAATAATACACCTTCAATTTGGTTCTTTTTATTAGGTGATAATTTCTTTGAACTTATCTTCTCTTTTTCTTTCTCATTATCTGCTATTTTTAATGAAGGAAGCATTAATCCGCTTTTACTATTATCTTCATTAACATCTAATACATCTAGTGCCATATTAGATAAATAATCGGCACGTTTATTAAACTCTCGATATACATGTGTAAATATAATGTTATCAAATTGCGATTTTAATTGTTGAACTTCTTGATATAGTTCCTGTAATCCTGGATTTTTTACTTTATATTGTCCATTAATTTGATTAATTACCAATTGACTATCTCCATAAACTTGTAAACATTTAATATCTTTAGACAATGCTTCTTTTAGTCCCAATATTAATGCACTATATTCTGATTGATTGTTAGTTTTAATACCAATATATTGACATGATGCCCATATTTCTTGTCCATTTTCAAATATAACTGCTCCTATTCCTGCTGGACCTGGATTGCCTCTTGATGCGCCATCAAAATTTAATGTATATTCTAATTGTTTAGATATACTCATTTCAATATATTTATGTTTAGGACTAGGTGTTCCAAGTGTTGATACATATTTTGCTGATGATAATGGTATAATAATATTTAAATTTGGCTTTGTAGGTTTATTGCTATTTGAAGACATTATATTTATTTATATTTATTATTTTATTTTTAATTTATAATTCAATTTTTGTTATAAATTTAATTATAATTCTAGTATAAAAATGCTTCCTACAAGTTTTCTAGTATTGTTTTTAGTTTTGTTTTTATCACCAAATATCTTCATAGTTAAGGGTGATACTGAATGTCCAACAGTAACAACTTCTGGTGATCGTAGAACAAATAAAAACTCATTACGTATTATCCAATACAATGTTGAATGGCTCTTTGTTGACTATAATAGTAATGCCAAATGTCCTGGAACTGGATGCCCTTGGACAACAACAGATAATGCTAAAACACATTTATCATATGTAGCAAATGTTATTAAAGGTCTTAATCCAGATATTATTAATTTTTGTGAAATAGAAGGTTGTGATGAACTTAATATGTTAAAAACGGAACTAAATGATAATAGTTATAATCCATATTTGAAACAAGGTACTGATACAAGTACTGGTCAAAATGTTGGAATATTAACTAGAATTGACCCACTTGTTAGTTTATATCGTACTGAGGAACGTATTTCATATCCAGTTCAAGGGTCGAAATGTGGTTATACTGGATCATCATCAACCTCTGGTGTTAGTAAGCATTATATTACTGAATTTAATTTGAATGGATTAAAAACGGCACTTATTGGTGCCCATTTACTTGCATATCCTACTGATTCAACACGATGTGCCGAAAGAGAGGCTCAAGCACAAGTATTACAAAATGTAATTTACAGCTATATTTCTAAAGGTTACGAAGTTATATTTTTAGGCGATTTGAATGATTTTGACGCAGAAGTTCCCGATATTAATTCTGATAAACCAATTTCTTATGTCCTAGATACATTGAAGGGACTATTTGGCACAAAAAAAGGCACTTATACACTTACAAATGCTGCGTCAAAAATGGCGCAATCAGAGCGCTATAGTGACTGGTATGACTCAGATAATAATTGTGCTACAAGCTCTCAAAAAGATTATTCAATGATTGATCATGTACTAATGAGCTCTAAAATTTTTAATAAGATTTCTAAGGTATCTATATATCATGGATACAAAGAATATTGCGATAAATTAAATTCAGATCATTATCCAGTAGTAGTTGATTTAACTTTTTAAAAAGTTAAAAATATTTGTTAAATACTTGTTAAATACTTGTTAAATACTTATTAAATTTATATATTATATCATTTAATAATATATAATGGCTAATATAGTCAATATTTTTGATACTATGTATGAAAAACGTAATTTTTTAGTAATGGTGTTTCTTAATTTATTAATTCAATTATGTATTACATATTACGTAATGACTAAGACAAATAATCCTGAGATAAACTCAATTCCGTTATTTATAGCACTACTCATAATTATTTTTATATTTGTTTTTGTTCCAATGCCTAAGATAATGAAATTTGCTTTATTTGCATTATTTTCATATATATTTGGAGTTATGCTTAGTGTTTATAAAAAGAAATATAGTTTAACCGCAATTGATACGGCTATTCAAGGTGCTATGTCAGTATTTGGCGTTATGTTAGCAACTGGTATAGCATTAACTGCTGGTGGAATTAATTTAGGATACAAGTTTGGTGCCTTTTTATTTTGGTCATTATTATTACTAATTGTATTTCGTTTAGTTTTTGTATTAGGTCAACATATGTCTCAAGTTAATAAATATCTCTCATTTTTTGGAATAATATTATTTGCATTATATGTTCTATATGATACAAATGAAATTTTACAAAGAAAATATTATGGTGACTTCTTATTAGCATCAATGGACTATTATTTAGATATTATTAATTTATTTACAAATTTTCTCAATTTTAATTCTAACAACTAACAAATGCCATTAGTATATAAATATACAGTTCTTTACAATGGATAAAAAAAGGACAGTGTGTAATTTTATATTTATAATATTTTATTTTGTTTATAAACTATTTTATATTATTTTTAAAAATTTTTTTATAGATGTAATCCAATCATTAACTATTTCATTATTTTCAAATATGTCTTGGTTTCCATTTAAAACTAATTGGGTTGCCTTCATTCCGGTTGTTTCATTAAGAAATTCATTATGATAATCATGACATGCCTGTAAGTATGCCATTGGAATAACTTCCTCTCCAATTCGTGCTCGTTTATGGATACGCTCGTAGCATTTTTCTGGTGCTGTATTAACATAAATAACATCATTTACAGGAAAATCCTTAGCAAACTCATCAAACCAATTTAAATAAATCTGAAAATTTACATCTTCAATTTTGCCTTGATCATACAACATCTTTGCAAAAACATATTTATCAGTATACAAACTTCGTTCAGTAATAATAATATATTGGGTTTCAGAATTATAACATTCTTGTTCTATATTTGTCATAATATCTCTTACAGTTTCTCTCAAAATAGTCAATCTTGAAATATATGCCATCATTTGAAAAGCAAATGAATATTCATGTTGATTTGCATAGAACTTTTGTAACATTGTATTTCCATCTTTATCCTTAATTTTCTCCCACTCGTCTACTGGCTCTCTTAAAAATATAATATGTTTATTTCCCCTAAATAATTCTTTTAATGTTTCTAGCAATGTTGATTTACCAGAGCCAATATTTCCCTCAATAGACACAATAGTAATATATTTATTGATTGCCATTTTGATTAATTATATTATTTATAATGTTATTTTTATTTGGTTTTTCTAATTCAATTTTATTTTGGACATCAAAAAAATTGATTTATAAAAGCTACTTAAAGATAATATCATAAAATATAGTAAACACTTTTACCTACATTAAAATGGATCTTAAACAAATTAAATTATCTAAATCTGAATGGGACAGTATTGAAATTCCCGTTTCTAGTCAAGAAAATGAGGTTCTTGATTTAATTATCAAAGGATATTCTGATTTGAATATCAAAATTAATAAAACTGATTCTCTCTTTACATTTCTAAAGATAGAATTTAGCAGTGAAATAGAAGAATATTTATATAACAAATACTTTGCTGATAAAGTAAAAAATATTGTGTCAAAGCAAGGTTACACATTTATTAAATTTGAAAAAAATAAGGGAAAAAAAGATAAGAAAAAACCTGCTGAAAATGAATTATCTCAAGATGATAATAATAATAATAATAATAATAATAATAATAATAATAATAATAATAATAATAGTAAGACAGAAAATATTTGCTACATTGATATTGTTGCCGATGTTAAGTTAAAAACTAAGGATCAAATTAGATTATCTCGTAGCGAAAATATTGATAGTGTAAATTCAAATATATATGAATTTGTATTGTTCAGACATTTTGAACAAATGATAAGTGAAAAAACTGCTAATAATAAACACTGGTTATTTCATTATTATACTCTTAGTAACTTAGTTAATAATAATATTCAATATATTAATATACATTTAAAACGCATTATTATTGCGGTTCTTGAGCATTATGAAACAAATAATGAGGTTGATTTGGGCTATATTATACAAAACTCATATGAATTTATTGAGCGCAATGCTAATTTATTGAAATATAGTGATTTAACTTTGTATGATCATCAGAAAGAAATATTTAATTCTGTAAAGAGTAAACAACCTAAATTAGTTTTATATATTGCTCCCACAGGCACCGGTAAAACATTGACACCTCTTGGATTATCTGAAGGACATCGTGTTATATTTGTATGTGCTGCCAGACATGTTGGACTTGCGTTAGCAAGAAGTGCAATTTCAGCTAATAAGAAAATTGCGTTTGCCTTTGGTTGTTCTAGTGCTGAAGATATTCGTCTACATTATTTTGCCGCCAAAGATTATACAGTTGATAGACGTAGTGGAGCAATTAGAAAGGTTGACAATTCAAATGGTGTCAAGGTTGAAATTATGATATGTGATATACGTTCTTATTTACCTGCTATGTATTATATGCTAGCATTTAATAAACCTGAAAAGATTGTAGTTCAATGGGATGAGCCAACAATTACAATGGATTATGATAATCATTTACTTCATAAAATTATAAAGAAAAACTGGAGTGAAAATCTTATACCAAATATGGTTTTATCATCTGCTACTTTACCAAAAGAGCATGAACTTGTACAAACAATTTCTGATTTTAAGGCAAAATTTAAGAATGCTCGTATTTTCAATATTGTTAGTCACGATTGTAAGAAAACTATACCACTAATTGATAATAATGGTTATGTAATTATGCCGCATTATCTAAGTGAAAAATATGAAGATGTTTTAAAAGTAGTAAATCATTGTGAAGAACATATGACACTTTTAAGATATTTTGATCTAAAAGAAACAGCATTATTTGCTATGTATGTTGAACGAAATAATTATATAAAGACACCTGCTAAATTTTCACGTAATTTTGCAAATGTTTCTGATATTAATATGAAGAGCATAAAATTGTATTATTTGAAAGTTCTTAAAAATATATTGCCTGAATCATGGAATTCTGTATATAACGCATTTCAACTTGGTAGAAAACAGAGAATTATGCCAAATACATCAATTGATCCTAGTGGAAATAAAGTAACAAAAATGCGCAGTATTGGAGCTGTAGAACAATCTAGTTCTAACAATTCATTAGGTGGAGGTATATTGTCTCGAATGGCATCAACTGGTTCAGTTCCAACTAATATTAATACAAGTGATACTATTCCTAAGGGCAGTTGTGCTATTTATGTTACTACAAAAGATGCTTATACATTAACCGATGGTCCTACTATATTCTTAGCAAATGACGTTCATAAAGTTGCCAAGTTTTGTATCCAACAATCAAATATTCCAGCAAGTGTGATGAAAGATATTATGGAGAAAATAGAATTTAATAATACATTGAACGAAAGAATATATGATATTGAAAGCGAATTAGCATTTGAAGAAGAGAAAATAACTAACAAATTATGTGGTTCTAGTGGTACATCAAAATCATTGGAAAAGAAAAATAAAAGTAAGAGCAAAATTGCGTTTGATATAGTTGAAAGAACTGATGATAATAACATTGTTAAATTGCGCGACACACTCGAAGAACTTAAAAAGATGGTTAAAAGTGCGACACTTAATGATGTATTTGTTCCTAATAAATTAGCACATTTGGGCATATGGGCAGAAAATGTGAAGACTGATACAAAAAATGCATTTACTAGTAATATTGATGAGGCCACAATTTCATCTATTATGTTACTAAAGGATGTAGATGATAGTTGGAAGGTTCTACTTCTTCTTGGTATTGGTGTATTTACTGAACATAAAAGTATTGCTTATACTGAAATTATGAAGAAGTTAGCTGATAAACAATTGTTATATTTAATTATTGCGGATACTGATTATATTTATGGTACTAATTATCAGTTTTGTCATGGCTATTTGAGTAAGGATTTGAATATGACACAAGAGAAAATTATTCAAGCTCTTGGTAGAATTGGTCGTAATAATATTCAGCAAGAATATAGTGCCCGCTTTAGAGATGATGCTCAAATTAAGACATTATTTACCAGTTTTAGATCAGATGAAAAACCAGAAGTATTAAATATGAATATGTTATTTAATTCAGCAAATATTAAATGGAATGGAACTGATTATGTTGAAATAGCTGATACAAGTAATTCAACAAATAATATTAATGAAGATAATAATAGTGATAATAGTGATGATGAGTAAATAAAATAACTCTTGTATAAGAGTAAAATTATAAATCAGAATTGCTATCTTTTTTATTTTGATTTTCCTTTAATAATTTTATACCTTTTTCATAATATGGATTTGCTTCTGATAATTCTGTTGAATTATTATTAAGTTGAAAATGTTTTGAAGTTAATAACCATGAACGCTCAAATTTTGTGTCTAAATCAACATGGTTTCTAATATAGTTAGTTAAAGAGAGAACTTTTATACCAGACCCTGCATTATATTTATCTGATTCATCATTTATATCAGAATATATTTCTATACCATAATTTTTATATACACTAAATAATTGAGGATCAATTAAAACAATATTACCTGTTTCTGTATACCAAAGTATTGTTGCGTGTTTTTCTCTTTTACCTGGATATAAGAATATTGTAATAAATCCTTTTCCAATACTAGAACAATATTTTTGTAATTGTGTTACATATAATTTGGCACGATAATCAATCAATTTATTGGGACCCATACTTTCCTGTATTTCAGCATTAGTTACACCAAATAATGAAAAATCTAGCCATTTAGTTTCTAAAGTAGCATTAATATTTAAATTTTGTGATATAGTATCAGCAGTCATTTTTACAACATTTAATAAATTATTTACATGAGTTTCAAGTGATATAGTTTTTAGAAAAAATAAAACATTTGAAGCACATGTGCCTTTTGGATTATCAAATACTAATGAATTTTTACCTGCGCTAATTATTCTAGATAAAACATCTTTGTCTTTTGTTAGTGTTAAAGCATCAGATGATAAGGGATTAAAAATTAGAAATATTAGTATTATAAAATAAAATATAAATAATTTTGTTCCACCTTTTTGATTATGTATTTTTTTAGTTTTTTTATTTTTTCTGTTAGAGGTTCTTTTAGTTTTATTTTTTTTATTTTTAATTGTTTTATGTCTTTTTCCTTTGGACTTTTTATTTATATGCTTTCCTCCCTTTATTGTTAGTTTATTCATTTCTTCATTTGTTTTTTCATTCATTATAGTATTATTAAATAGACTAGTTTCAATTTGATTTATTATATTATTACAATTTAGTTCTGTTTGTTCTGTTTGTTCTATTTGTCCTGTTTGTTGTAATTCCTGAATTGATTTTAAAAAACTAATTGGTATCTTTATATCTGTTTTAATTGTTATTATATTTAATACTGTATTTGTTGTACTTGGTTCTGTATTTGTTGTAGTTGTTTCTATTGACATTATTTATATTATCTAGTTATTATAAATTATAGTAAATAATATTTACTAAAAATTCTAAAACTTATAAAAGTAAAATTGAAAAATATTTGTATTTTCTTTATAAAACAAAATATTATGAATTATAAAGAAATGTTCTGTAAATTATTTATAACTTGTTTACTATTTGTTAGTTCATTTGCTTTTCAGGATATAAAATTTAATAAACCTAATTGTAACTTATATTATCTTAATGATGTACATAAACAAATGTTAAGACATCAAACATCTATAAATAAACTTGTTATTGATAATATGATAACACAGCTATCAAAAATGTCTGGACAGTCTGTTGGCCAAATAAAGGCTTGTGTTGCACCAAACCGCAATATATTATTATCAAAAAATAATAAAAATAAAAAATAAAAATATAGCTATTATAAATTATAGATTATAGATTATCTTCAGCCATTTTATTAATTAATTCATTTATTCCGTTATTAAAATCTTTATCAATTGTCCATCCCAGATTTTTTACTTTTTCATTACTAATATAATATCGTTTATCATTAAATGGTCTATCTTCAATATATGTAATCCAATCATCATAATCCATTGTTCTCTTAATTTTTTCTATTAATATTTTTGCAATATCTAACACAGTATATTCATGATGATCATCGCTACCAATATTATATATTTCTCCCGTTTCTCCCTTTTCTAATACTAATTTTAATGCTGAACATACATCATTTACATGTAAAAATGCTCGCACATTTGATCCATCTCCTTGTATTGTAACTTTTTTATCCTGTTGTAGTTGTTGAATAAATCTTGGTATAAGTTTCTCTGGATACTGATTTGGACCATATACATTATTACCACGTGTAATTATAATAGGCATTTTAAATGAATGATAATATGATTTAGCAATTAATTCGGCTGCTGCTTTTGTCGCAGCATAAGGATTTGTTGGACATAATATAGAGTTTTCATTTTTCTTCTCTTCATTTTCATTTAACATTGATTCTCCATATACTTCATCTGTTGATATATGAATAAATCTTTTAATTTTTTTATTATTTCTATCATATTTTCTACAAGCTTCTAACAAAGTATGTGTACCTTGAACATTGTCATGTGTATATTGTAGCGCATCTTCAAATGAATTTTGAACATGTGATTGTGCCGCAAAATGGATAATTGTATCTATTTGATAAATATTTAAAATATTTGATACTAGATCATATGAGCATAAATTGCCTTTAATTAGATGATATCGTGGTGAATTACGTACTTCTGCGTCAATATTAGTTTCAGAAGCACAATAATACATTGCGTCTAAATTTACAATAGTTGCTTCTGAATTTTGCTTAAAGTAATAGTTTATAAAATTGGATCCAATAAATCCACATCCACCAGTAATAAGAAGTTTCATTTCTTTTATTTTTATATTGTAAATTATTAATTTATTTATAACTTATAATATTTTTATAACCCTGTTTATTTCTTATGTTTCATTCTTAATAATACATCTCTAACTGCTTCATTAATATTTGATACCTTATTTTTTAGCCCTAAAGAAATATTTATTAGTTTCATTGTATCTAAACAATTATTTGAACGTTTTGATGCTAAAATTTGGTTCTGTTCTTCAATTGAAAAATTCTCCCAAGTAAAATTTGGATCTACAATTTCTTTATACATGCTTAATATTTCATTATGTGAAATTAGTCCAGGGTTTGTTAGATTTACTGTTCCTACTTGATTATTTAAAGCCATCTCTATTAAAACTGGTAGCAACTCATCTAAAACTGTCATTGAGTTTGGTATTGAGCATACTTTCTTATAACTTGTTATTTTTGTAATAAAATTTCTTGGACTATCAGGTTCATCCGTAATTGGCATACGAATTCGTGCATTTAATGTACATTCTGAATACAAAAGATGCATTAGTCTATCAGTATATCCCTTAACAATAGAATATGATGAACCAATAAAATTAGGTAAATCTTCTTCTAAAAATCCCGTTTCTGGATTACCAAAATGATGACTATTATCATATTCAAAAATACAACCAGTTCCTAAATATGTGAAATGAATGTTATTCTTTTTACTTATTTCAGCTAGCCCAATAGGACTAAATAAATTATCTCGCATGTTTTCAACTAGTTTACCCGGTTTCTCTAAATAATCAATAGTTCCAATTACTTCATCATTATAGACACCATGTGTACGACCAATAAAACTCATAATATGTGTTACATTCTTAATTAAATCTATTTCTTTTTGTATCATTATAATATCATCTGCGCGACATAATGACTTAATTACAGTAATATTTGCGTTTTGTAATAATTCTACTACTTTAGAACCAATCCATCCATTTCCTCCAAAAATAAGAACTACTGGTGTTTTAGACATTTATAATTATATATTTATATTTTTATTTGTATTTAAACTATTTTTCTAATAACTGTTATTATATTTAAATTATTTTATACACATATTGTATAAACTATGTCTCGTAGTGGTAGTAGTAGTAGTAATTATAGTAATCCTGAAAGAGATTTTTGGGAAGCAATGGCTGATTCTTCTGATAATGAACCTGTGATTGCTGGGGATGAACCTGAGGATATTGAAAATTTAGATGCTCAAGATTTTCTTGGAGAAATAAGAGATATAGGTGGTATGTCTGAATTAAGTAATATAATGGATTTCAATGAAAGAGAAAGAGAAAGCCGAAGAAGAGATATGGATAGATATGGTAGTCAAAATAATGGGCAATATAGTATGGAAAATTTTATTGTTGAAGTTCTTGAATTAGATATGCGTAGTGAATATGTAAGAATGATGGATGCTGGGGAAAGAACTGATTATATTATTGATAAAGCAGTTGAAGCTATTAATAGTGGTCCAAAAGAAATACATTTTACACCTTATGAAGATACTGAATATAAAAAAATTAAAGCAATTTATGATAAACTTGCTAACGACCTTAAAGAAATGATATGTAGACATATTGGTTTATCACCTTGTCCTCGTAATAGTGATGAAGTAATTACAACAGCAATACATAAATTTCCTAATATATCCAATAGAATTGGGCGAGGTATGTCATTTGGATTTAAATTAAAAGTTATTGAAGACTATCTTGAAAGAGAGGCTAAGGCTTCTGCAAAGGGTGGAAGAAAAACTAGACGAAGACAAACTAGAAGTAAGAGAAGAACTGGTTCTAAACGTAGAAAAAGTTTTAGACGCAGAAGAATTACTAGACATAAGAGAATGTAATATAATTTGTCTGTTCAAAGTTCATAATATAATATTTATATTATGAATAATTAATTTATTATTTATTTCAATTTTATTATTACAATAAAACCAATATAATAATTTGTAACACATTGCGCTTAGTTGGAATAAGCACTCTGTTTCCCATAAGTTTCCAGATGGGGAGGACTGTATCTTAAGCCAGCTCAGGTTGATTAGACCTTCATTGCTGACCCATATCCGTTCAGTCTCTGACGCCCTACCATATTCTATCATAGCGAATTTAGGTAGTAAGCATGCGGATTGCCCAATCTTTTTCATTATTACCATACCCGAGTTAATTACTCTCGGCCATCTAAAAGTTTCCAATTTAGACTTGGTAGAAAAAGCTATAAGGGGGTTCCCGAACAACAAGATATGTTGCAACATTTGTTTCCAAATGTCACTAGCAGTTAGCCTGGGGTTATTTATATTTATGCGACGGCTAAAATGGTTTTCTATAGTAAGTGGTCGCTTTACTATAGCATACTGCTTTTCGGCCCTGGTTATTCGCTTGCGCAAATGGTTAAGGCCTCCCATACCAGACATAATTCTGAGCACGTTGTAGTTGGTGGCATAGACACGAACCTTGGCAGTCTTGGTTCCCTCAACAGTGGCGTTGGAGAGGACAAGTTGGAGGGTAGCGTTATCTATTCTGGAGAAGTTGCAAGTTCCGCTGGGTTGGTGCTCCTCAGGTCTCAAAGCAAATGAGTACACGTTAATACCCTCATCAGGGTTTCTGGTGTGGGCCTGGTAAGGCTGGACCCAAGAGAAGTAGGTTCCTTCACGCTCAGAAAAGCGGTCCTGGCCGTTAAGCTGGAGCTTAGCGGTGACGACGGGGTTCTGTCCCCAGCAGTGGAGGTCCAAAGAGGTCTCAGTCAAAACGAAGGTACCAGCATCAGAGACGGTGGAGTTATCGAGGTGACCATTGGAGAGATCCTTGAGGGCAGCAAGGATAGAGGGGTCAACACCGAGGTCGGGGTTCTGGAGAACAGGGACACCTCCCAAGTTGGCCTCGTTGTAGGGGTTCTGGGGACCATGCCAGTATCCAGTGAAACCGGAGGGAATGTCATAGTCAAGAGCACCAGCATCGTTGAAGAGACCACGGGCATCAATGTAAGCACGAGAGTCAGCAGCAACAGAGGCGGGGCCACCGAAAGCATGGATGGCGTTGGGGAGCGCATCAATGGCATCAGTGTAGTTGAAGGGCTGGGCACCAAGGACCTTGAACAAGAGAGCATCGCACACAAGGGATGAGCAATAGTCAACGTTCTGATCGGGCTGGACAACCCAGATGAGCTCCTTAACGGGGTGGTTGAAGTTGAGCTTGATCTTGTTAGAAGATGAACCAACAGACTCATCACCAGTGAATTGGAGCTGAGTGATCAAGTACTCGTGGGGGTTCTGGGCAAATCTTCGGCGCTCGTCAGTGTCCAAGAAGACATAGTCGACGTACAAAGAGGCAGCAACCAATGACTGGTTGTAGGCAATAGCAGCAGGGACGGGGCGTCCGGGAGCATATTGGCCAGAAGCAGCAATAGGGTTGGAAGTGTTGGAGTTGCAGGACAAGGTGGTGACAGCCCACAAGCACTCATCAATAGGGCGGATATCAAGGTTGATCTTGACCTCGTGGTATTGGAGAGCAATCAAGGGGAGAGCCAAACCGGGGTTGGTGCAGAACCAGAACTGGAGAGGGATGTAGAGAGTGGTCTCAGGGAGGGCGTTTCTAGGCGCGCAAACCTGGCGGGGAGCCAAGGAGTCGCAAGGGCCATCGACCTCAGAGAAAGAGGGATCGGTGATGAAGGTGAGCTGGGTGGTGTTACCAATCATCTTGAAGTATCCACGTTGTTGCTCAGCAGTCATGGTGAGCTGATTCCAGATGTGCATCCAGTCACCATATTGACGGTCAATTCTTTGGCCACCAATCTCAACCTCAACCTGAGCAATAAGCTGCTCACCGGGGAAGTCCAACCAACGGGCATAGACACCGGAGCCAGCACCAACAGCAAATGAGGCAATGCCCATGAGCTGGTTAATCTCGGGAAGAGTAACCTGTAAATAGGTTCTGTAGGCAAGATCACCATTTCTGGAGATAACGCACTGAACTCTTCGTCCAAAATCGGCTTGGCCGTTGAAAGTTTGCTCAATCGATTCGATGGCAAAGTTAGTATATCTTCTGTAAGTGACCTTCCAGAAGGTGATTTGAGGGTTACCTGTACATATCCTCTACCTTATTTTTCAATAAGGATTAGACTATATCTTAAAATGAATTTATCTTGTTTTACTATTGTTTACTGAAAACTAGTTCATTATTTAATATAAATTCACTCGAAAACCATTTAGTCGTTGAACCTTCTTCTTTAAATTTTTCTATTTTATTAATAATATAATTTATTTGTTCCATATCAATATTTTTTTTTGATGAATTATATTTTACTGTTTTTGGCATCATATTTGTCCAATTCCAGCATTTAAACTTTTCATCTTCAACAGTTAAATCAAATTTACAAACTGGTATTATATGATCTATAGACCAAAATGATCCATAATTATCCCAGTTCATTTCATCTGTAAAATTATATTCAAGCCATTCCCTAAAATATTGGATATTACATCCAATATAATTCATAGTAGTATCTGATTTATTAAGAACATTTCGTAATCGTGCTGCTAATGATTTTTTTATTCTGTAGTTCAGATTTGTATTATGTTCATTTTTACACCATTCCATTTTTTGTGTTCTTAAAAATTCTGGATAACATTCTAAACAAATTTTTTTCTTATAAAATTTTTTTAGTTTTGCAAATTTTTGTAATGTTTTTTCTTTATTACATTTTTCACATATAGCTAAACAATTTTCTAACTTTTTTTGTCTTAGATTTTTTTTTCTTATTTTATCCATATCATTTAAACACTTTTTACAAGTATTAGAATATGATCCAGTAGTATATTGTCTAAATTTATCAATACACATGTTAGTATCACATTTAATACATTGTCTATTTTCTACTATTTTATTTGGAACTTCCATTATATAATTATTTATACTGTTTTAAATTTATACTGTTTATTTTTATATTATTTTATTTTTTATTTAAAGAAGCTTGGATGCTCATTGCCCATTATTTGAATTATAAATAAATTCAAAATATCTTATTCATTTTTACTATACCCAAGGTTTTTATCTTGGCCACAACCTTTTCACAAAAGTTGCTTAGTAGAATAAGCTTTAGGGGTTTCAAGCAGTTTGATTTTCTCACTAGGGGTCTTCCTTCTAAATTTTTATAAATATTTAGATTCCCTAATTAACATCAGTGGATAAGTTTTTAACAAATGCCACAAAGGGTTTTATGAATATCGTATTGATTTGATATTCCCCGATGTTTTTCTACCCTACAGGTTTTTAAGGTAAACATCCTGAGCTCCATAAGCTACGAGTTGCATAAGTCCGCCTCCCATTTTATATTATTCCTAAAGAAAATAATTTTTTGGATTTTAATTTAATTAAATTTTTTACGACAATTAAATTTAATTAAATACCTACATATTATTTCAAAATATTATTAATGTTTACATTCTCCGACATAAATATGGACAAATATTGCTCGTCAAATACTTCTTTTTTTCCTTCATGATTTTTTGTAAAAATATAAGAATCATTTCGTTTTTTAATTGACCAACCATTGTCTAAAGCATTATATAAAAATACCATTTTTTGAAATTTTATTTTATCTATTTCTCTTTCAAATTGTTTTTCATTATTTGTTATCTTAATATCAATATCCATTAACATAGTAACTGAAACAATATTTTATCTTTAAACTTAAATAAACATTTTCTAAATTAGAATACAAAAAATATATTCTTTTTCAAAATATCTAATTAAATAAAAATTATTTATATATGTATGCCGTCATTTAAACCAAAAGCCACAAAAAAAATAAAGGTATCTAAACGGTATTCAACTACTTTAGATGGAAAACATAAAGAGATTATGACTGATTTTTCAAAAGATGAATATGATATTATTCCTAGATTAAAAGAAGAAAAACAACATTTAATTCAACAAATTACAAATGAAAATTCAGATTTATCTATTGAACAGGTTATGGAAATTAAAGACCGTCTAAAAGAAATCAAAAATAACATTAATGAATTAAAATCAAGAAAAAATAATTATTTTCTTGATAATTCTAAATATATATTTGAATATTTTGAAAATAAGAAAAATATTGATAACAAAGATGAATATAGTGATATTAGTAATAATTCTAAAAGCCAAAAACTTTTTAATTTCTTTAAGATACAACAACCTGAAAAGGATAATTTAGTATCTGAAAATCGCAATAAAAATATTGTTCAAAAATATTTAAGTAATGTTGATGAAACATTTATTGATATGAATGCATTTGTGAAATCAATAGATGTTTGTCAGAGTTGTCATAAAGGCGAGTTAATTCCATTGGATGATGAAGGTGTTCTAATTTGTAATAATAATCTATGTGCTGTTAGTATACCTTATTTAATAGAAAATGAAAAGCCTTCTTATAAAGAGCCGCCTAAAGAAGTATGTTTTTATGCTTATAAAAAAATTAATCATTTCAAAGAAATTCTTGCTCAGTTTCAAGGAAAAGAGACAACACAAATACCAGAAGATGTTATTGATCAAATACATCAACAAATTAAAAAGGAACGAATTACATTAGATCAACTAACACATTATAAAACAAAAGAAATTCTAAAGAAGCTTGGTTTTAATAAATATTATGAACACATTGCTTTTATTAAAAATAAATTGGGAATTAAACCTCCTGTATTTAGTCCTGAACTTGAAGAAACATTATGTAACCTATTTATGGAAATTCAGGCTCCCTATTCGAAGACTTGTCCGGATTATCGTGTTAATTTTTTAAATTATTATTATGTATTATTTAAGTTTTGTGAACTACTTGATGAGAGCCAGTATTTATCAGATATTCCAATGTTAAAAGATCGAGAAAAATTAATAGAACAAGACGAGACTTGGAAAAAAATGTGTATTGAACTTGATTGGGAATTTATTGCAACTGTATAAGTGAAATAATAATTATATTTTTTTAATTGTTTTAGATTTAGATTTAGATTTGGTTTTAGAATTAGATGAATAAATAGATTTAGACTTGGTTTTAGAATTAGATGAATAAATAGATTTAGACTTGGTTTTAGAACCAGATAAAGAAATAGATTTAGACTTGGTTTTAGAATTAGATAACGATAAAGACTTAGATTTAGTTTTAGAATTAGATAAAGAATTTGATTTAGACTTGGTTTTAGAATTAGATAAAGAATTTGATTTAGACTTGGTTTTAGAATTAGATAAAGAATTAGATAAATTTCTAATTTTAAAATTACTAACAGGTTTTATCATAAGTCTATTAATTGGTTTTATTATAGGTCTGTTAATTGGTTTTATTATAGGTCTGTTAATTGGTTTTATTGTAGGTCTATTGATTGGATTTATTATAGGATTTTCTAAAGGATTACCTGTTGATTTTTCTACAAGTTTTGATATTTGTATATCTGCTAATGATAACCTGTCCATAATATATTATATATAAATAAAATATATTATACTTGATTAGTTACTAGTAGTAAATAAAATATTATTTAATATATAATATTTAAAGACCACCAGGGAAGCCAACTAAGTTAGCACCAATACCAAATCCGGCACCAGTGCGTGCAGACACTCCCATACTAGGAATGTATGTATCCAATATGGCAAAAGTAGCAGCAGCAGTTAAGGCAAGCAAAACAATCTCCTCCATATTTAAAGACTTCTTGGGAATAGCAAAAGCAGCAATTGCCACCATCAAACCCTCAATTAAATATTTAAAAATACGCCTCGCGATTTCAGCAACGTCAAACATAGCCATTGTATTATATAAATTAAAAAGAAAAAATATTATGTTAGTTAGTTATTGTTTATTTACTATTTATTAATTTAGTTTAAATAAAAATAAATATTTTACAAAATTAAAACTTAAAACGAACAACTAAATAAATATATAATGAGTGGAAAATCTAAATCGAATGTCTCCAAAAAGTTAGCTTTTGAGCGAAAACAGCGAACCGATGGCTCTCCTAATCCTAAATATGTTGATTTATTAGAGCTTGATAAGCCGATTGCTGGCCAACAATTTGGTTGTTTCTCATTTATTACTCCCGAGAAAATTTTGAAGCAAAAGGAAATGTTCTTTTTTGAAGAATTCCTAAAGAAGTGGGAATTTTCTAAATCTATGGAGAAGTTCCATCAATTTATTAATTTTGTCTCATATAAGTACAAGTTGAATTTTGAGGATTTAATGAAAGATTATGAAGGATTTGTTACTGAGGAGCGTGAGCATATTATTAATTCATCAATTGAAGATGATTATAAGACCTTTTTAGATAAGCACGAGGATGATCTTGAGAAACAATTTAGCATTAAACATAATTTTCAGACCTCTGTTCGTGGTTTCAAGGCTAGAGGTAATTTCCAGACACAAGAGGAGGCTGAGATGCGTGCTAAATTATTGAGAGAAACTGATCCTAGTTTTGATGTGTTTGTTGGACCTGTAGGTCAGTGGTTGTGCTGGGATCCTGAGGCTTACAAGACTGGACGTGTTGAGTATATGGAGGAGGAGCTTAATCAGTTGGCTCAAGAGAAGAAGAAGAATGAGGAAACCGCAAAGACCGCATTTGAGCAGCGTGTTAAGGAGACCAAGCAGAAGGCGATTGATGATAACAAGAAGAATGCTGAGAAGCACGGTAGTTCTTTGACCCAAGATATTGATAAGGATGGAAACTTGGTTGGTATTGCAAATACTCAGGAAAGCAAATTATCTGCCTCTGATACTATTTCAGTTGCTGATATTCGTAGCGAGCTTTTTGATGGCGACAATATTGTTGTTGGTCAATCTGATTATGGACGTTCTGAGCTAGTTAGTGGACCTTTTGCTGTTCCTAAGAATGATAAGACTGATGATAAGATGGAAGATGTTGAATAAACATTATATTGTTTTTTAATTTTATAAATTGAATATGATTTAATTTATAAAATTATATAGTAATAATCAATTAATACTATAATAATAATCATTGAAAATAATTTTATTTTTAATACTGCGACTCATTTTAGCAGTGGAAATACCTTCAGCTAAAGCTGCTTTGGCAATTGTATCCCATGTAGCTAGTAAGATGTTAGTTTTATCTTCTTTTTTAAATACTTTTTTACCAGTTGAACAAATTAATTTTGGTGTATAGTCATTTTTCTTAATAGATAATCCATAATAACCGTCATTATTACCTTCATCTGTCCATACTACTGATTTTAATGCATAAGGCGACTCGTTTAAATATTCTTTGATTTCTTTCAAATCATTTTCAGATAGTTCTTTTCCAACAGAAATTTTCCATTTTTGATATTCTCTTAATAAAACCGAATTTAATACTTTTCCACTATCAGAAAATTCACATGCATGAAATATAAATTTCTCAATATCAGAATTTTCTTTTGATTTTTTATACTCAACATGTTTTAATTTAATTCCACTATAACCATGATTTGTTCCAATACGTTTGGGTTTAAATCGTGTATCTAAATAATTTTTAAATGCATGATAAACTTCTTTGGTTGGTTTAACTTGACACCATAATCTATAACGACCTTCCATATTAACAGAATATTCTTCTACATCTGGACGCACAATACAAACACTATTTATAAATTCGTTAAATTTTTTATTAAGTTCATCTTCTGGTAACAATATATTTTGATATACTGATTGATTTTCATTATTAACAGTATCAATTATATTTTTATTTTTTTCTAATAACTCTTTCAATCTATTTATTTCAATACTTTTTTCAATAATTATTGCTTCTTGAGATTTATTTTTTTCTATTAATTCTCTATTTTCATTTTCTAAGTCTTCATTTAATTTCATTATTCTATTAAAGTTATCAATACTATATGTTTTAGAATGTATAATATCCTTTATAATTTTAGTTAATTTTTCAATAGTAAAATTTGTTTCATCATATGCAATCAGCTCTGTTTTATTTTTTCCGTTTAGTTGTATACTACGAATTTGTCTTTTAACCTTTGAGTGTGTTTTAATTAAATTTTCAATTTCTACTTTATTTTGAACTCTAAATGCATCTATTAATTCAAAATTATTATAACCTTTACGATGGTCTTGTAGTCTTGTTGAAAGATCATTAGTATGACCAAATTTAATTAACTTTTCACCTGCCTCATTTGTGTTATCAATTGTCCCAATATATATACATTCTGTATTTAATGGAAAGTGAAGTATAATTGCTTGTTCTACTGCCTTTTGTTTTTCTTTTTTAGAAGATTTTAATAATTGGTCTTTTTCCAAAATAACATTTTCTTTTTGCTCTAATTGAAGACGTAACTCATCTGTTTCTTCTTCAATAATTTGATGTAAAACTTCTTCCATTTTCATATAATATTCATGAATTTCTGAGGCTTTACTAGTTTGAGCTTTTAAACATAATGACTTGAAACATTTAATTGTTAGCATAATAGTTTGTTTATTATGTCCACCATTTTGTTTTAAAACCGCTCCTCCAACTTGAGGAGCAAGATTTTTGTAATCTATATCTAACTTAAAATGTTTTTCTAACATTCTTATAGCATTATACTTTTGTTGAAAACCTAACCATTTCCAGACATTATCTAAGTCAACTACAAAATCTAAGTTTTTATCATAATTTAAATAGCAATAAAAACTGCTAACAAATAATTGTTGTTCAAATCCAGTAAAATTTTCTTGAATTTTACTTATTAATTTGTTATTATATACCTTTGACAGTTTAGAGATAGGATTTTTCTCTATGAGTTCTACAATGTTGAATTCTTGCATCTTATTATACATTATATAATAATATACTCTTTAAGTTGTTTTTAAGTGCTTTTATATTTTGAAAGCAGTTTTCTAAAAGCGGTATTCTTGCGTTCTAATTTTAAAAGCAAGATTTACCATTTACTCTTTTTAACCGCAATTTTGGGTCCCTGACCACGTTTCTTCACATTATTTGGGTCATATTGTTCCTCCTCATCTTCATCATTAATAGATTTAGATAATTCCCAGAACTCTTTTGATCCTAATCTAAAGTCATTATGTGCGTCAGCCTTATACCAGAACACTTGGTCCTGTAATTTGTTAGATTTGGCATTATTATTTATCACTAGGCACTCATAATTTTCAGTACATTGGTCCATTACTTGACAAAACGACTCTAATGTAGGAAACATACCAGCATAATTCTCATAAATGCGCTTTCTATTTGCTATATAAGGTTCTCTTAAAATAAAAACATAATCAATATTGGTTCTTAGTGTCGGCGGAATACCTAACGGATATTGCATTGTGATGATTAACATCACCTTCCAATGTCTGCCATTCATGAAGAGTAAACGCATCATTTTATCGCGTGACCAAGTGTTATCATATAAGCAGTCATCTAAAATCACAAAAGTTCGGGGATCAATCGTAGTTCTTTTAAACTGTTCCATTTCTTTCTTAATCTGTTTCAAAACTTGTCGCTGTCGCTTCAAAATATTCTCAATAATTGCTGTATTATATTCATTATGAATAAATAGTTTGGGTACTAATTTGCCATAAAAACCGTTACCTTCTTCTGTGCCAGAAATTACAGTTCCAATTGGAATACTTTGTTGATAATATAATAAGTCTCTTACCAAAAACGATTTACCTGTATCACGACGACCAATTAAAACTACAACTGGACCTTTTGATTCGTCTGGTTTGAAACTAATGCTTTTCATATCAAAACGTTTTAGTTCTAAATTCATTATATTTATACAATTATAAAAGTTTTATTTTGTTTAACGCAAACTAACAAATTTAAAAATTGATTTAAATATATGACTATATAATTTAATTATATAGTAAGAAAATGGCTGAGAATTATCCCTACGTTACATATGTTACTTTTGATAATAACAAAATTGATGGACATTTATTAGTTTGTGAAGTTCTACAAATTAGTCCAAATAATATTATAAATGAAAACGGTGTTAAATATTACGTTAGTACTGATTATAAAATACATTTTGGTATTAGTGCTATTGCTGTTAGTTGGCGTTTTGTTAATAGAAGGTATATTAGTAATTTTATGCATCGTTTAGCAAGAAATTTGGGACATTATGAATATAATTGGAACGTATATGATATAATTAATAAAAAATATATACCTGAGTTTAACTATGAACCTAATTCTAGTTGTAAAGAAGATGAATATATATGTGAAGAAGATAAATATATAAAATATATGACAAGTGATACTAACAATGATACTACTAATGATACTACTAATGATACTACTAATGATACAAATAACAATAATATAAATAATGATATTACTAATGATGCTCATAAAGATAAGGATAAATTTGAAGACAAACCAAAGACATTGGAAGAAATGACTGATATTGATATAACTAATTATTTAGTAAGTAAAGGTGATAATTATGACCCTTATGAAGAATACAATCATTGGCATTTTGAATATGACCCAACAAATCCATGCCTTAATAAATTTTCATATGGTATATTTAAAGACTGTACTATTCCTTGCAGAAGTTTTCAATTTACTGAAGAAGAACCATATTATATCCGTGGAGCATACTTCTATAATGTTGACTTTAGTATGTGTCGATTTCATCATGTAGTATTTCTAATGTGTCATTTTGATAATTGTGATTTCTCTAAGGCATCAATTCAAACTTTAACATTTGATAGATGTTCTACAACTAAAACTAATTTGAGCTATCCAAATGTTACAAGAAAATTAATACATGACCTAGATATTGCTCATATGTGTTAATAATTTATAATTAATTTATAATATTATGCGAATTAAAATATTCGGATAATGTATAGTATGAAACGTTGTCCCAAAGGTTCTCGCAAAAATAATAAGACAGGATTATGTGAACCGAAGAATCCACGTTGTCCCAAAGGTTCTCGTAAAAATAAGAAAACAGGCCTTTGCAAAAAAATAAAAGTAGAATTGGTCGAGATTTCTGATACCAAAAGTGTATCTGATGACCAAAAATCTGTAAGCCCTCTAGAACTAGAACATAGTTTTCAAAAAGACACAACAACACACGGAAATATTATAATTAAATATAAAATTGTACCATCGTCAAATAAAAAGTTTGCAATATTTGATGTTGATTGGACACTAATAAAACCTAAAGATGGTCGAAAATTTCCTCAAAATGTTGATGATTGGGTATGGTTAAGAGAATCTGTACCAAAAACAATAAGAAAATATCACGAAGATAAATATAAAATAGTATTTTTAACAGACCAAACAAAACCATGGAAAGTATCTATGATTGAAAATGTAATAAAAGAAATTGATGTACCGATAACGTGTTTAATTGCAATGAATAAAAAATATCATAAACCAAATCCAGATTTTTTTATGGAAACATTTAGAGGTGCATATGATTATAATACCAGTTTCTTTGTAGGTGATGCGGCTGGTAGAGAAGGTGATTGGTCAAAAAATGATATTGGCGTAGCTGAAAAAATAGGTATTAAATTTTATACACCTGAAGAAATATTTCATCTTGAACAAAAAAAAGTGGAAAAAAATTTGGCTGTAAAAGAAAAGGAAGTCGTTATTATGATTGGCTATCCGGGTTCTGGAAAAAGCACTATAGCAAAAGATTTGGAGAAACATAATTATGTTAGAATTGATGGTGATATATTGAAAACCGGACCAAAAATGGTGAAAGAAGCAGAAAAACATGTTAATAAAAAATCAATTATATTTGATGCTACAAATGGTACACAAGAACGACGAAAAATGTATATTGATTTTGCAAAGAAACACGATTTGCCTGTCCGATGTTTCTGGAAAACAACGTCAATAGAACAAGCAATGGAACAAAACCGAGAAAGACAAAAAGAAGGTGGACCAAAGGTACCAGATATAGTATATTATACATATCGTAAGACATTTGAAGAACCAACTGAAGATGAGTGTACTGTAGTAAAAATATAATTAATAAACAAAATATTATATTTAACAAAACATTTTATTTATTAATTATAATATTTTTCATTTTGTTAGTTGTTTAGGAAAAAATGAGTTAAATATTATTAATATTAATATTTTTATTAGCTAATGGCAACAATACAACCTACCACTAAATCATCCTTTAGTATTAACTATCAAAAAAGGAAGAATATTAACCTCTTTTCCAAATTTCAAACTAACAAAAATATTTGTTTAGACCAGGTACAAAATTACTTACCTATTTATGATCGTTTTTTTTCATTAAACGAAACTAATTATAACAGCATAAATCTTAATCATTTATGGTACATTTCAGATATAAAGGATGAAAAAAATAATAAAAATACAGATAATGATTTTATATCTGAACATGTTTATAATTGTAAACTAAAAAATAGCAATGATACAACTGGTGACTTTACAAGTAACCAAAAAGTATTTATTAAAATGGCACCATTGTTAGATCCATTCAAATATATTGTAGGAAAATACAATTATAATGATACTTCCTTATTCAACTTGCCTTCTATTAATAAAAGCTTAGCAGTCAACCCAAAAATAGCAGATATTAATAACTCAGCTTATGTTGATGGGTTCTTTTCATTTTTATCAAGTCAAATACTTAATACACATAAATTTATTCATGGTCTAGATTATTACGGATCTTTTTTAGGAATAAAAAAAAATTATAAGGTGAATATTATAGATGATATTGATTATTTAATTCACTCTGATTTTTTTGTTAAAAAACAAAATATATTATTTAATGTTGATGATTATTCACACTTACTAACAACTGAAAATGAAGTAAAACCATTGAAGCCAATTAAAATTATGTCAAATAAATCAGTGTCTTCCATAAAATCAATTGATGACACAATTTTTGAAAATATATTTGAACATAATGATATTAATAGTAATAGTAATACTAATACTAATGACAAAAATCTAGTTACATTATCTGATATTAAAAATATGAATGTAGACTTAGTTGATATTATGAATTCAGCTGAACTTAGTATTGATCCAACCAAATCAGAAACATTAAAATCAGGATCTTCTTGTTCATCCAGAACATCACATACATGTTCTGATGATAATATAGATGATGATATTGAAGATGAAGATGATGCTGAAGATGTTGAAAATGTTGAAAATGTTGAAGATAATATAGAAGAAAAAGCTAGTTCTAATGAAGAAAATGATGTAAATAACTCAAATTGCAGTGATGATCATAATAGTGATTATACTGATATTGATGAAGAAACTTTGTGGTTAACATTTCCCAAATTTCCAGTTCAACTAATCTGTATGGAACATTGTGAAAATACATTTGACAACTTAATTATGACAAATGATCTAACAAATGATGAATGGTTTTCAGCATTAATGCAAATTGTAATGATATTAATTACATATCAAAAGATGTTTTCATTTACACATAATGATCTTCATACTAATAATGTAATGTATGTTAGTACTAACAAAAAATATATTTATTATTGTTATAAAAAGAAATACTATAAGGTTCCAACATTTGGAAAAATATTTAAAATTATTGACTTTGGACGGGCTATTTATAAATTTAATGGCAAAACAATTTGTAGTGATAGTTTTAACACAGGCGGTGATGCCGCAACACAGTATAATACTGAACCATATTTTAATGATAAGAAACCAAGATTAGAGCCTAATTTTAGTTTTGACTTATGTCGTTTAGCATGTTCTATTTTTGATTATGTTGTTGACGATTTTGATGATTTAAAAAAATTAGATTTATGTGAGCCAATTGTAAAAGTAATTGTTGAATGGTGTATTGATGATAATGGTATAAATGTTCTTTACAAAAATAATGGTTCAGAACGTTACCCAGATTTCAAATTATATAAGATGATTGCTCGTTGTGTCCATAAACACACACCTGTAGCACAATTGGAACGACCGGAATTTAATAAATTTGCGGTTAGCAAAAATGTTATAAATAAAAATGAACAAGTTATTAATATTGATGAATTCCCATCATATATAAATTAAGACACTATCTAAATTTTATTTTATACATAATATGTAATACAATAAAATGAATTTTGGTTTTATAATTACTAGACATGTCAACTCTGAACAAACTAACAAATATTGGAACCATAATGTAAAATTAATCAGATCATTTTATCCTTTAAAAAAAATTATTATTATTGATGATAATAGTAATGATATTTTTGTTAAGGCCGAATTTGAATATAAAAATGTAGAAATTATAAAATCGGAATATCCGGGCAGAGGTGAATTATTACCATATATATATTATTTAAAAAATAAATGGTTTAATAATGCTGTAATTATACATGATAGCTCATTTATCCATAAACGTATTCCATTTGAAAAAATAAAAGTTCCGGTACTGCCATTTTGGCATTATCCTTATGATAAAGAAAATATTAGTAATTTATTACGTATAGGTTCTTATTTAAAACATAATTCGTTTATTCGTCAACGACTATCTGGTAGTGAAATCAATGTTTTAGGAATGAATAATAACGATTTTGACTTATGTTTTGGCGGACAATGTTATATTAATCATTCATTTTTAACTATTTTAGAGAAAAAATATAAAATATCTAATTTAGTAAATGCAATAACTTGTCGTACTGATAGATGTGGTCTTGAACGTATTTTAGGATTATTATTTACTAATGAATTTTCGGGTTTAAAAAAACTAAAATCATTTTATGGAGATATTAGAAGTCATCATTTATCATTTAGATATAATTTTGACCAATATATGTCAGATTTAAATAATAAAATTATTTATAATCCAATTATTAAAGTTTGGACTGGACGATAAACAATTATATAATAGTAAAATGAGTATAAAATAGTTATAAAAAATATAAATATTTTATAACCCTTTTAAAATGGATAAAATGTATTTAGCATTTAAACCATATTTTCAAGATACATTTTCTCTATTAATGTCATTTTATTGTTGCTTTTGCCTTTATAAATTTAAACAAACTAACAATACTCAGTGGTTTAAAAATATATGTTATTTATTTTTACCTTATTTAATTATTGATTTTTATCTAGAAACTAGACTTGAATTTTGGATACATCATACTTGTAGTATTTTTTTGACATCATTTATATTATATAAACAGGCAATACCTGATATTTTAGCAGGGTGTATATTTACATCTTTATTTACAGAGACAAGTTCTATATTTTTAAGTATAAAAATGCTTATAAGAACATATTTAAAACATCATACAACTAACAAAAAATCTGAATTATCTAAATTATTAAAGAAGATAAATCCTATTAATGATATACTATTTTATATGATATTTATATACACAAGAATATATTTATTTGGTAAAAATGTGTTATATAATATGGATTTATATATTAAAAATGTTAGTGGTTCTGTTTTAATAGATAAAATAGGGTTATTGTCATTATGGACAATTGGACTATTAAATTATTATTGGTTTATTATTATTACTAAGAAGGCTATAAATGTTGCTTTTGGGTATAATGTATTTAAATATATACCAGATATAAATGACCCGTTTTTGAAACAAATTTCTGAAATAAATCAATTACTATACCCTGTGTAAACTATATATTATTTTGTTAGTTATAAATAATATATACTCTTAAAATGGAGCATCATCAGTAAATGCAATGGGTGTACTAGATGTCTTTACAGTCTCTTCTAAAACTGGAGTAACTTGCTCATAAATAAAGTTACCTGTAACAACGCTAATATATACGACTAAAGTATCTCGAATAAGAAATTTTAATGGTTTACTTTCTTTTTCTACATATCTCATTTCTAAGAATTTTACAAGAAAAAATATGACAGATATAATTCCAGCTATTAAAAATATATTATCCATTTTACAATATATTTTTAGTTTCTTATTAGAATATTAACGCATTATTTTAAGACAATATTTCGACATCATTTAATAAAAGTGAAGTGTCTAATTTGACTTCAGGTTGTCCAATAATATGAACATCTAAACTTCCTAATTCAATATCTTGGTCTGAAATTTTAAGAACTTCATCGTCATCTTCTTCATCTTGTTTTCTTTGTTCATTTCTTAATTTACTAATTTCCTCTAATCTGTCTATTGTTTTAGGTGCACTAATAAACTCTTCTTTACCTCCATCATTTAAAACTGAATCAACATCATTAAATTTAAGAGATGATGAACTATTAGTACTATTGCTATTATTGCTATTATTACTATTATTATTGCTTACAATCTCACTAGTAGCTATAGCTTCTTCTTTATCTTTTGCCTTTACCTCAGCAATAAATTCAGAATCACCACGAGCATTTACTGGTGCGCTCTTTTCAACAACTTGTTCTTTAATTTCTTCAACAACATCTTCTTCAACTGTTTCATCCATATAAGCACGTAATATACTTTCAATTGGTATACTTTCTCTAACTGCGTTTAAAATACATTCTTGAACTATTATCTCTAATTCTCGATTATGCTTTTGTACCTGTAATGGCATTGAACTAATTTCAAATAAATATACATTTTTGTAAACCTTTCTTGCTACATTAATATACGCCTTATGTATAAAGTCATCTAATTTGGGAATTGTAATATCAATCTTCTTTTGTTTTTGTCCTACACGCATAGCAGTAAGTATTTTTAACTGAATAATATGAACACATGTAACTAATTCTTCTAAATAGTTGCAACAACTCTTTTCAATAATTCGTTTTCGTTCAGTTTCAATAATGGTAGCATTCCATTTTGGAATACGTGTAATAAGATTTTGAAAAGTCATTAAATATTTATCCATTTCACCATTTGTTTTACAAAGAGTAACCGATTCATCAAAAATAGACTTAAATCCTTCAATAATTAATGGAGTCAATATTGTTAATAAACGTGCACCCCATTCATTCTTTGATTCGTGTAATGAACTAACATTAAAATCATCCATGTTTTATGTTAATAATTAACTTTATTTTTTGGCTTTTTGAACTTATTTAATTTATATATATATTTTTATATTTGATTTTTCTAAAAAATAAAAAAAAATATTTGTATTTTTGAAAAGTTGAAGAATTTCATTCCAAAAAGTAAAAAGGGAATCGATTTTTGGACATTTTAAAAATGTCCAATTTTGGAATTTCCAAAAAAATGTTGAAAAAACACGTTTTTTTCACTTTTTGACCATAATCATCACAATTGCATTTTTGACTTATAAAATTTTGTGAGCATAAAATTTTTATTTTTTGCCGAACAATGAAAATATTTTTTATCTTTTGTAAAAATATGAAACAAAGTGAAACAAATTTAGGAGAAAAAAGAGAAAAAAGAGAAGTTTTATTTTATTGTAAAAATTGTGACTATAAATGCTCTGTAAAGTTCTCATATGACCGACATCTATTGACAGCAAAACATCAAAAACAGGCCCAAATGAAACAAAATGAAACAAATGAAACAAAAAAAGAGAAAAAAGAGAAATCAGAAAATTATGACCAAAATACATGTGAATGTGGTCAATCATTTTATAGTAGAACTACTTTATGGAGACATAGAAAGAAATGTAATCAGAATTTAAATTTAAATTCAACAAATATTCAACAAATTGAACCACAAATGCTCATAGAAGTATTAAAGCAAAACCAAGAATTTCAAATGTTTATGATAGAGCAACATAAACAAATGATAGAAATGGCAATGTCAGCAAATAATATAATTAATACAAATTGTAATAATACAAATAACAATAATACATTTAATCTACAATTATTTTTAAATGAGAAATGTAAAGATGCCTTGAATATTAATGAATTTGTAGATACTATAAAAATGCAGTTAACAGATTTAGAAAATTTTGCTCATCTAGGTTATGCTGAAGGAGTATCAAAAATTTGCGTCAAAAATCTTAATATACTAGATACATTTAAACGACCTATTCATTGTAGTGATGCCAAACGCGAAACATTATATATTAAAAATAATAATGAGTGGATCAAAGAAAATGATGACCGATCTTTATTAAAAGACGCAATAAAGAAAATAGCAAACAAAAATATCAGACAAATTAATGAATGGATTAAAGAAAATCCAAACTGTACAGATCCTACTTCAAAAAATAATAATAAATATTTAAAAATTGTTATGAATTCCATGTCAGGAGCAACTATTGAAGAGCAACAAGATAATATTGAAAAGATTGTTAAGAATGTTACTAAGGCGGTAACAATTGATAAATGTGCTATAAAATACTAGATAAATATATAATTCTGTTAATAATTATATATTTTATTTTACATAAATGACATATTTTCCAAGGATATTTTTTTATCTAAATAAATAAAATTTAATACAAATAATAATAATAATTTCTCATTGCGAAACTCCTTTCTGACTTTGTTAAAAGAAATAAGAAGCTCATATTGTTTGTTAGTATCTTCTATTTTAATATCTCCATCTTCTAACATTTTTATTATATCTAAAGCACTATACGCCTTTTCATATAGTTTTATTACAAAATTTAATAATGTTGTTTCACTAATAGTGCCTTTTGTAAAAACCTTTTCTAGCTCAGTTTTAAGCCAATCTGTATGTTTATTTTTTATATCATTTGTCTTGAATGTTTGCTCCAAATTATATTTATATAAATTAATAATTTTACCATTATATTCGGGCTCAGGTATATAAATTTCGCAAAATCGTGACAAAATTGGTTTTAACATCTTGTATTTGTCTTCAACAATAATAAAAAATCGTGTATTATGACTGAATAACTCAATACAACGACGTAGGGCTGATTGTGCATCCATTGTTAGTTTATCACCATTTAATAACACAATACTTTTGAAAATATCGCCACCATTTGTATTAATATGGGTCTTAGCAAAGAACTTTAATTCTTCACGAATAAATTTAATACCTTTTCCATGGGCACAATTTACATACATTGTAAAGTCACGTATTTTCTCTTTATCTCCATTATATATAAGTGTAATAAAGTCATTTACAATCGAACTTTTTCCACTTCCAGATGGCCCATTAAAAATAATATTTGGTATTTTTTTGTTTTCATGAAAATACATTAATTTGTCTTTAATTGATTGATGAATATTTATCATTTATTTTGTTAGTTAATTAATATTAAAACAGTGTTTTTATATTTTAATATTACGAAAATACATTAATACAAGACAAGACAAAATAATATAATAATATAAAAATTAAATAATGTTATTTATAGTTTATATTATATTATATTATATTATATTACACAGCACTGGATAAACTATGTGTATAAGGGTTTGCCTTGAAGGCATCAAGTAGGCCCGGATCAATGCGATTATTATCTTGATATGCGTTCTGATATTGTGGCGCATTTGTCTTTCCATATGTTTGCATAGAAGGTCCAACATTGCTGACAGCACTAGGCGCCCACATGCGATTATTATCACGATCAGTATCTAATTTAGACATTGACATATTAATAGATGAATTGAAATTCTTAGCATTACCTTGATTTATTCTTCCAGCAATTAGTTTCTCCTTGGCTTCATTGTTAGTTTGACGATAAACTGAATCATATTGTCTTAGACCAGATTTGTCACCAACGGGATTTAATTGACAAAACTCACTAGTAGTATCACGCTGGTTGGCAATACTTTGATGTTCGGTAACCTGATATGCGCCATCAATCTGATTTCCAATATAACCATTTGGTTGATAAATAGTAGTTTCTTTAATTGTTGTACTTGGCATATCACCGGGTCTATGAACATAATTACTAGGTACTTCACCAGCCATGTTTCCGTAAATGCGCATATTACAACTATATTCCTCTTTCTTTGAGGGTTTTAACATGTCCATAATAGGGGCAATTACAGCACCAATAGCTCCTGAAAATCCGGAACCATAAGCAGTAACTTGATTATTTGTGCTTCTGTTATTTTCATAATTAGTATGACTTCTCTTATTCATATCACCATCAGTATGAGGACCGCGCCCTACAGCATTTGAGTGAGGCACATCACAGCCCTCTAATTGAATACGCTTAGTCTCCTCGTGATTTGTAGGAGCATATCCAGCAGTCTTTATAGTTGAGTTAGGTGTACCTGTTATAGCCTTTGTGGTCTCATTTCTATTTGATGTATGGAAGATTTCACTAGCAACCATACGAGTAGCTTTTTCAGCACCAGTTGTAGTAAGCCAACGATCTTGTGAATTGATAAAGAAACCATCAGGTCTATATTTTTCAACCTTGCCCTGAATTCCAACATTTTTAATAGTAGACTGCGCAGGACCTTGTAAATTGTCTAAATTATATTCAAGTTTGGGATTTGTGGCAACACGCAATTGGTCGACTGTTTTATCAAGCCAAGCATCACGATCTTCCATACCAGAGTTGAAACCACCACTACCTTCCGATGAAAATCCTTTTCCTAAACCAGGTCCAACATGAATAGATTCAAATGGCTTAACCATATTATTCTTTAAAGCCGGGTTAACACGAGATTGCATAAAATCGCTCATATTTGGCGCACCATATGCCCATTGGATATTATCTTGTGGCTTAAATAATGGTGCCTGTTCAATCTTCTTAATTGTCTGAGAACCGGAGCCAATGTAATTGTCTAAAATAGTTTCGGCATTATTATTATTATAAATTTGTCCCTTAGGTTTGCCACCATTAAAAGGAACCATATTACTATGTTTAAATTCTTTGGTATCCATATAATTGCCAGTTAGCGAATATACTTGTTGAATTGTATCACTTACTTTGCCACCAGCACGCTGTCGTTCTTCATAAGCATTTTGATTAAAATACTTATTTGAAGCAGTATTTGGATTAACATATTCCTGAACATTATCAACTAGCTCTTTATTATTTATAATTGGGTAATTAGTTGGCGGAATATTGGTATTTGGTAAATAATTAGGATTGGCACCCATTGTAGAAAAGTTCTCCTTTGCTTTATTTACATCATTTGATTTATTTTTAGAATTATTTTGACTTTTTTTATTTTGATTTGAAGCAACATACATTCCTCCTAATGCGATAAGTGGTATAGCTATTTCCATTATATATTATATACTATATATAATATATACTTTTCTTTTTTACCATTTATTTTATTTCTTTTTCTTTATAATTTTAACATTATTTTTTTTTATTTGAAAATCCTTCTTTAACAACATTATTAACCGAAAGCTTTGTATAATCTTGACTATTTAAAGGACAAACACTATCTCTGCTAAAATTATCCTTTTCAAAAATGCGTGTACTAACATTATTTCTAAATTTCATTTCAGTATGAGCCTGAGGATTTTCAGGTAAAATATATGCATGAACTTGAGGTAAATCACGAGCAGTCCATGCTGGCATAGTAGCTCGTGTTTGTTCAGTTGTTAGACCATCGCAAACTGGATATACAATTGGATTAGAACCTTGGACAAATTGTTTATATTCGGACTTCATACAATCTCTAGTTAAAGGTCGATCTATTCCTAAAAGAGAACTTTGAATATCAATCGATTTGGTCCATAAATTACCACCCCATTTTTGAGGAATAATTTGTGGGTCTAACTGGAAGCATGGTTTGTCGCCATTACCGGGCACATCTATTACCCAGCGTCCCTGGTCAGTCTGTTGTTGTAATTGTTTTTGTATTCTTGCTGGGTCATCATGAAATCGTGTAAAAGCCATTTATTATTATATAATAAATATATAATAAATATATAATAATTATTATATAATTTTTATAAGAAAACATAAAGACAAATTAGTAAAGTAATTTATTAAAAATGATTATTGATATTAATAAACAGTCATATAACGTAAAATCAAATGAATTTAATAAGATAATACATAATGAGTATAATAATTTGACAATAAGAGATAGTGTTGGTTCACAGGAAAGAATAATTTCATTATTAAATGAATTGTCAAAATCTCTTAATATAGATAATGGTATATTTATTAATCCTAGTCATGGCGCATTTGTGCCAATTAATTGTAGCAATGTTTTTAAACAAGTTTATATAGTAAATACATTAAATGATGATGAAAATATTGCTAATATTGAAGAAAATATATTATTACATAAACTAACAAATATTTTGTTAGTTGGTTCAGAATTTTGGACTACTTTTTACAATAAAAATAACAATGAAAATCAAAACAAACAATATAATCAAAAATACATTATATACACAGAAAATGCAAATAATATAGATACTGATTTTATTAAACAATATAGTCCAATTATTTTATCAACACTTAGTCTTAGTTTATTAGAACTTAAATGTACAGATACAAGTACAGATACATATATTTATAGAAATATCTATGATCTAACAAATTCTAATTTATATTTATATATTCCAAATGAGTTACATTCATCTTTTATAAACACGTTTCATTATTTTATTAAACCAGATAATGTATTTGATTATGATAATTTGATAAATTTGTGTATTATGGTTAAAAACGGTGGACCGCAGTTTGAACAAATGTTAATAGATAATTTACCTATTATTGATAAATGGACTATTCTAGATACAGGTTCTACTGACAATACTATAAATATAATTAATAAAGTATTAGTTGGTAAAAAAAATGGAAATTTATATCAAGAACCATTTATTAATTTTCGTGAAAGCAGAAATCGTTTGTTAGATTTAGCAGGAACATCATGTAAATATAATATTATGTTAGATGATACTTATGTTGTTCAAGGTGACTTACGAAGTTTTTTAACAGAAGTAAGAGGAGATCAATATGCTAATTCATTTACTTTATATATTAAAAGTGATGATACACAATATGGGTCTAATCGTATTATTAAATCAAATTCTAGATTGCGCTATATACATAAAATTCATGAAGTTATAACAGATAAAGATAATATAAATGTTGTAATTCCAGAGAGCAAAGTAATGATTGATGATAGACGTTTTGATTATATGGAAAAAAGAACACATGAGAGAAAACAATTGGATTTAAAGCTACTTTATGAAGAAGTAGAAGAAAATCCTAATGATCCACGTGCTTATTATTATTTGGCTCAAACATATAATTTATTAGAAGATTATGAAAAAGCGTTTTATTATTTTATAAAAAGATGTGAATTTATTAACTCAGGTTTTCTTCAAGAAAGAGTTGATGCAGCATTTGAAGCTGCTCGGTTAGCAAATTTTAAATTAAATAAACCATGGTCTGAATGTGAAGAGTTATATAATAAAGCATTTAAAATTGATGAAAGTAGACCAGAAACGCAATATTTTATTGGTATACATTATTACTTAGAAAATAATTTGTTATTAGCATATAAGTATTTTAAAAAGAGTTTTGAAATAGGTTTTCCACTTCATTGTCAGTATAGCCTGAAACCAACATTATCTTTTCATTTTTTGCCAAAATTTTTAGCAAGAACTTGTTATCAACCATGTATTGAAGATTTTAAACTTGGTGAAGAAGCTAGTATATTTTTTCTTCAAAATAATAAATCAACTGATAATGATTATGAAGAAATGGTTTCTTGGTATAAAATCTTTAATAAACTTAATTCATTTAATCCAAACACTGATAAAATAGTTACAATTAAATCTGATAAACCTTTTTTTGTTTACATAGCAGATGGAGGATTTAATCAATGGACTGGGTCTACTATTTTAGAAAAAGGTGTAGGTGGTTCTGAAACATATATTATTGAAATGGCTAGATATATACAACAATCTAACAAATTTCAAACAGTTGTATTTTGTAATACACCTAATAACTTAGAAGAGTTTTTTGAAGATGTAATTTATAAACCTTTAACTGAATATGCTTCATTTATTAAAAATAATAAAGTTCATACTTGTTTTATTAGTAGATTTTCTGAATATTTACCTTTAACATATAAAAGTTTAATTAAAAATATTTATTTAGTTTTACATGATCTAACAGCATCTGGCAATGTAATTCCAATTGAACCATCTCTTAAAAGAATATTTTGTTTATCAGAATGGCATGCTGAATATTATTCAAATATAATGCCTGCTTTAAAACACTTAATAACTCCATTTTATTATGGTATTGATATTAATAAATTTATAAATAATAATATAGAAAAAATACCATATAAGTTTATTTATTCATCTTTTCCGAATAGAGGATTATTACCCTTATTACAAATGTGGAAACATATTGTAGAAATACAACCACTATCACAATTACATATTTATTCGGATATTAATGGAAAATGGGTTAATGAAGTAGCACCAGAACAAATTAAAGAAATAAAAATATTGTTAGATTTTTATAATTATAATAACAATAAATCTAACAAATATAATATATTTCTTCATGGATGGGTAAGCAAAGATAAATTAGCAGAAGCATGGCAATCATCTGATATATGGTTTTATCCTTGCACTTTTATGGAAACATTCTGTTTAACAGCATTAGAAGCAGCTATAACTAAGACATTAGTAGTTACAAATGATTTGGCAGCATTACAAAATACTGTTGGAAATAGAGGTATTATTATAAATGGTGATCCAATGACAAAAGAATGGCAAGAAAACACAATAAGTATACTTACACCATTTTTACAAAATAATATTGCTAATAATAAATTAAAAGAACAATTAATTAATACAAATTATAACTGGGCTAAAAATTTAACATGGAAAAATCAAGCTACTAAGATGTTAGATGAATATATATATCCTACATTAATAAGTAATAATAATTTAGATTTTGAAAAAAATTTAATATATATATGTATTTTTGGAAAAGAAGAATATATTCAACTAACAAATTTATTATTACATAGTTTATATTTATATGGTAATGTAAATAGTTTAACAACAGATTTGTTAGTTTATACTAATTCTAATTTTAAAAATATTATTAAAAAGAATATTTGTTGGATTAAATATTTTAATATCAACTTTATTATTAATGATTCTATTAATACAAAGTTAGATGCATGTAAAAGTCGTTTTGATATTTTTAATTTTGATTTAGTTAATAAATATAACAATATTTTTTATTTAGATACAGATATTATTATTAATAATGATATTAATCTTATATTTGAATTATGTAAAGAAGATAAATTGTATGCTAGTTATGAAGCTGGATTTAAAATAGATGATCCAATACATGGAAATAATTGGGGTAAAAGATTATTTAGTCAAGATGAGCTTAATAATATAGAAGATAAAAATGGATTTAATTCAGGTGTTTTATTATTTAAAAATGGTCCAAATGTTAGAAAAATATTCAATAATATATTAAAAGATACTAGAAACTTAATTGAAACAGAAATATATGACCAAGAGTTTTTAAATTATCATTTTATTACTGCTTCATTAGTAGATAAATATTTGTTAGAAGTTTATACAAAAAATATTTGTAATAATCCAGTAGGTGATTTAAATTATAATAAAACTATTTTACATTTTTATGTTCAAGGATTTGATGAAAAAGTTAGAATGATGAATGCTTTTTTAAATAATAAAAAAGAACAATTTATTAATCAAACTATAATAAAAGTAAAAGAAATAATTATTAACAAATTAGTCCCTATTATTGCTGAAATAGGTGAATCATTAGAAGGTTGTTTTTTTAGTGATCATCTTAGTAATACTATTACTAATCATAGAATTAATAATGCTATTGGAGTATGTGATATATTAATAAATAAATCTGTTACAAATGTGTTAGAAATTGGTTTTAATGCAGGATTTTCATCATTACTAATGTTATTAATTAATCCACATATTAATCTAACATGTATTGATATATGTGAACATCATTATACAATACCTTGTTATGAATATATAAAATCTATATTTCCAAATAGAATAACTTTAATTAAAGGTAGTAGTGAATTTGTGTTACCAGAGTTAATAAAACAAAATAATAAATATGATATGATACATATAGATGGTGGTCATTCAAATAGAATATTCTTTCATGATACACAAAATTCAATTAAATTAATAAATAAAGATGGAATATTATTAGTAGATGATTATGATTTTCATTATATTAAAGTAATTTGGGATTTATTTGTAGAGTATTATGGATTTAAAAAATATAGAGAAATTGAAACACAAAGTGCTTATATAGTGTAAATTAAAATAATAATTAAAAATATTAATTATTATTATTATTTTTTTAAATTTATATTTTATCTATTTTAATTCTATTTATTTTTAATCCTACTCGTTCATTTAATCCTGTTTGTAATGGTCCATCTAATAATGTTGATACATTGCTATATTGTTTATTTAATGTTACAGTTGTTGTATTCATTTGTTTATTGGTATTTATATAAGTAATTGTTATTTGTGTATTTACAGGATAATAAATTAATATTCCAGGCGTTTTTTGTTGATCAACATTTCCAAAATCAATTGTTGTATTTCCTATAACAGCACTTAATAAAATATCAGTAGGACTTAAAATATTGTAAAATGGTGAGTTGCTACTAACACTATATATATAAACTCCTTTTGATACAAAAGATGTATTGTCAACGTAATAATTCATTAATAAAAATGGATTTGGAATACTATAATCAATTCCAAGATATAATTTTACCTTGTTATCTTGATTTAATTTTAATGTTTGCAATGTATTTAATAATGTCTCTCTATTTGAACCTCCACCAAATCCTTCATATCCCCCACCTAATCCAAATGTATATATTCCAATTACATCTCCAAAAATATTAACAATTGGTCCACCTGAATTGCCTCCAATACCTGGTGAATTAACATATATTGAGTCTGTTATTTGATATCCACCAGGATCACAATAATTTGGATCTCTAACACATCCAACACTAATAGAATCTTCGTCAAACCCGCCAGGATTTCCAACAACATAACATGTTTGTCCTGCAGTAGTGTTTATATTAGATATTTTAAGACAATAATTAGAATAATTAGTTAAATCAATATTTGTTTGAATTAAAGCTATATCTGCTATTCCATCTATATAAATATTATTTACATCTATTTTAGTCCAATTATTTGTTATAGGATGATGAATATATACTGCTGTAGTTTTATAATATACACCACTATCTATTGTCATAACGCAATGTGCTGCTGTAATAAAATAACCTTTTGACAAGTCACTATCATTTTCATAATAAAACCAACCGGAACCTATATAATATCCACCATTAATAACAAACGCAATCTGACTTGTAGATTGTTTTAATTTTGTAAAAATATCTGGATTAACTACATTATTATTTGATAATGAAACTACTTGTGAAGAAATATTAGATATATTTGTTATATTATTATTTGTATCTTGTCTTATTTTTTTTAATTCTTCAATTGTATAAATACTTATATTATTATAATTAATATTTTTTGGTTCACCATCAGGGACCTCGTGAGTAGTTAAATTAGTATCTAAATTGTCTACATCTTGTGCTATATAACCAATTTGTTTTCCTCCATCTGGATCAGAGTTATAATAAAAAGTTTTTGGAGATAAATTATATATTACACTTGTATCTATATTTGATAATGAAAAAGGTTCAATATTATTTTTTAATTCATTTGTTGAAGCAGTATATAATAATTCAAATGTTGTAGAGTTCCAATAAACAGGATTTTGAACTGCCGCATTACGAATTGGTGCTATATGACATCTATTTGCTCCAGTTGTATTTACAGCTGCTCCAGTAGCATTTATTACAATAGTATTTACACTTTGGGCAGATTGACCAGCTAATTCACCTATAGCAATTGAATTTGCTCCTTGACTTGTTTGTCCAGCATTTTGTCCTATTGCTATAGCATTTGCGCCTTGTGTATCTTGACCTGCTGAAGTTCCAATTGAAATTCCCGAATTTCCTTGTGTATTTTGTCCAGCTTGTCTACCAATTGCTATCGCATTTTGTTGTTGATTTGAATTTCCTGCTTGATTTCCTATAGCAATACTATTTGTACCTTGTGTAAATTGCCCTGCTAAATATCCAATTGACACTCCTTGTGATTGTTGATTATTTTGACCTGCTGAATTACCTATTGCTATTCCATTTTCACTTTGCGTTCCTTGTCCTGCAATATTTCCTATAGCAATAGCATTTGTACCTTGTTTTGTTTGTGCTGCTAATCTTCCTATAGCAATAGAATTTGCTCCTTGCGTTCCTTGTCCAGCACGTTGGCCAATTGCAATAGCATCTTGAGATTGTAGAGAAGCACCTGCAACTGGTCCAATAGCTATACTATATGCTCCTTGACTAGTTATTCCTGCCTGATAACCAATTGCTACCGATTGTCCTAAATTGCTAGGTGTACCTGTAAGACCTTGATTTAAAAATCCTGCTTGGTATCCTATTGCTATTGATATCCCGTTTTGTCCAGTATTACCTGCTTGATAACCCATGGCTATAGCACCTCCTATGCTTCCAATATGAAGTACTCCTTGACTATTTAAACCAGCTTCAGCACCAATAGCAATACTATTTGAACCTTGTGTATTAGATCCTGCACTTAAACCAATCGCAACAGCATTTGTTCCTTGTGTTCCTTGTCCAGCATTAGCACCAATAGCAATAGTATTTGTGCCTTGATTTGTTTGACCTGCTTGCTGACCAATTGCTATTGAACTTTGTTTTTGTCCACTTTGTCCTGATGATTGTCCGATAGCAATAGCATTTGTTCCTTGAAAAAACTGACC